TACTAGCAGTAGAGCCTGACGTTGTTATTATTAATAATATGTCATTGGCTTGGTACCCAGTCGGAACTGTAACTACCGCTGAAGTACCTGTGCCTACTGAACCCGCACCGACAAATGAAATTGCCATTAGTCAGCCTGTGGCTTAAAGTTTTTACCATCCCATGTGTAGCCAATGTCACAAAAAGGAAGTAGCACCAAAGTACATCCTTCAGGGGGAATGTCGGTAGGTTCAGCAACAATAATATTTACTACTACGCCATCAGCGTTTACAACAGCGCAATTTGACATACATACTCCTTATTGTCGATTATCTATCAGCACCCACTGGGTACTCTCGAAATTGTCTATTTTAACCCAAGCAAAGCCTAATGGGGCTTCTGCTAAGTTGATGTTTTCTATCGCTGCATACTTAAATGTGGCGGCTACATCGTTTATGTCGTTTGCTGTTAGATTTTCAGTTGTTGAACTTATAAAACTAACTAGTGCTGTTTGAGCATTTGCTATAGTTAAGGATTCTGTAATGTAAGTAATAAATTTAGCAGATACAGCAATAATAATATCTTGCGAAACAATGCTTTCTGAAACAGCCCCTAAAAATCTAGCTAATCCAGTAGCTGCATCTGTAATAGTCTGTGGCTCTGTAATGTCCACATACATCGTTTTAATGGCTAATGGCGTATCTGCGTACCCAGAATTTTCAGAAACCAAAGAAACAAAACTAGCCAAAGCAGAACTAGAATCCGCATTGGTAATTGGCTCTAGCCTTACAGTTACAAACGATGCTACAACCGAACTTGAATCCGCTGCCGTAAAATTCTCTAGTCTGTCACCAATATATAGCTGGCTACCTAAACTAGCAAAAGTAGGTTGAGCAAAGGCAGCGTATCCAAACATTTAGCCCTCTAAAATCATTTTTTGAGTCTGCTGTGGAGTTCCAACCGCTGCTAATAAAACCCGTTGCCCTATTTCATTATTCTTAACCATTTCATTTCTAAACGATTCTACGGCTGCACCAGTTTGTCTTTGCATTTGACTATTTTCAATCATCATAACTGGAAGCCATGTCATGGCACAGCCCCAATCTTCAATGTCAGCTCCAGTATTGGGGTTTTTACCAACAACCTTCATAAACCAAGCACATTCCATCTGGCGGCATGGATTAAATCCGTCTAGTGGGCAATTGGCTTTAGGTTCTATTTTCATGGTGTTTGTTGAGCTTGCGCTTTTGCATCAGCCAATGATTGCTCATATTGCGCTTGTGCATCCTTTAATGCTTGTTCATCTTGTTCAGACTTTAACTTAACAGATTCCCATAAAGGAATTACAAACGCAAACTCATCAAAAGAAGTAATCTTACGGTTTTCAACTATGCGACCACGGGCATCTTTAATCTCTACTTCGCCCTCGGTGTCATACCATTGAATAGCATGAATAGTTGGGTCTAAACTAGATAAATCTATCTTGTGATGAACTTCGCCATCAATAGAAATTGAACCATTTGTTGGAATTACTGTTATTTTCATTTTTATCTTTTAGTCTTTGGTGCAAATAATAACATCTACATATTGAACGGCTAAATTAATGGCTGTTCCAGTAAACGCCCCACTGGTGTGATTGTGAGACGTTCCAGTAAATGTACCCCCTGCGTGGTTGTGCGCATCTCCAGTAAAAGTATGGTTATGTGAACCGTCTCCTCCCTCATACCATCCATACAAACCTCCAGTGTATGTGTCTGAGTTAACGGGGTCACCACTAGGACACATATTAGTAGAACCACCACCCATATCGCCAAATCTTATTCCTACTGAATCGGGTCTAGCAACACCCCTAACGTAGTGAGCATGACTTGGAATTTGTGATAAAGAAAGGGTTGTATTTCCAACAGTGCCTGATGCCGTTGTTGAGCCTGATGTACCAACAGTACCCCCCGCAGTTGTAGAACCAGTTGCAGCTACACTACCAGTTACCGCTTGAGATGCAAAAGCTGTAGTAAACGCCACGCTACCGCCAGCTGAACCACCAGTAGCACCTGATACAACCCGCAATGCTTTATCATTATTGGTTGTTGATTTAGTCCAGCCAGTAGGTGCGGTAGCTTGGTAAAACAACAATGCGGTGCTAGAAACAAATTCACTATTAGACCCAGATGCTGCAGCTCTTACGGAATACGATGACGGGTAGGTAAGAAGAACCGCAACAGTTCCACTAAAGGTAACTGCACTACCTGAATTGCTTGAGGATAGAATTGTGGTGCGAGTTAAAGTAGGCCCCGTAGTTGAATACGTACCAATACCAACTTCCCAGTTTCCAGAAGCATCTGTAGCTGAGTAATATGTGGTGTTTGTATTTCCAACAACAGCAAAAGACTGGAAGCCAGTTACAGAGCCGCTTAGTGTAAAACTTACGGTTGTATTGGCTGTTCCAGTTTGCTGTACTCTATCAGCTAGAACAAGAGCCATGTTAGGCTCCTAATTAACTAGTAGCTGTAGTAGTATATGTGACCGCTAAAGAGTCACCGTTGGCTACAGTCTTGCTACCACCAGTAAATGAACCAGCAGAATACAAAACACCAGTAGTTGTATCTTTAGTAGCAGAAGCTCCAGAACCAGAGTTAATAAAGCAACCTGCAACAGTACCAGAAGAAGTCATTGAGAATGTCAATGCTGGAGCAGTTTTGGAAGTTACGTTAGACGGTGTAGAGCCTGTGCTAGTAGCAGTTGTCCATGTTGGAGCTTGGCGGTTACCTGTGTAAGCTGGAGCATTTGTACCACCAACTTCTGTCCATGCGTGTGAACCCATAGTATCTGCGGCTGTGTAAGTAGTAGTACCGCCTAGCAAACCTAAATAGTTAGCACCGGAAGCTGTACCGCCGTTTGACGTTGCGCCAAAGTAGTAGTTAAACAAGTCTTGCTTACCAACAGCAGTAACTAAGTTAGGAGCAATGTCTTCCCACTTTAGGTTGCCATCTGCATCATAGCACTTGACGTTGTAGTATCCTTGGATACCGAAAATTTCTTCGTGTGGCGCACCACGAGTTACAGCAGCGCTAGCTGCATCGCCAAAGTTTGATAATTCATTGTGCATGTTAAGATATCCTTAAAATAGAAGTTGTCGATGTTGCTGTTGGAAAAGTTACAGTAAAAGTACCTGCTGCTGTATTTGTTTTATCTGAACCAAAATCCAACACGGCTACAGCGGCTCCAGTTGTTGAATTATATATCAAAGCTGCCCTAGCAGTAAAGGAAGCTGGGCTCCAAACTACGTTGGCAAAAGACACATAAGCAGTATCGTTAGAAGCGTCATAAACAGGCACTTGGCTAACTGTTAAAGTCTTACCCCCAGCTGTATATCCTGTACCCGTAATTTCGCCTGTGGTTGTATACGCGTCAGTATCTGGGGTTAAGTTAGCTAATGAGGTATAGAGAGCAATCTTATACACATAAGAAGTACCGGCGGCAAAGTTCTCTAACCCGCTTAAGCAGTTCTTTTTAAAGATATTGCACTGGCCTTGAGAAATCATAGCTGATTATAAGGCAGACTCGTCTGCCCCCTTCTGTAGGCATCGTTGCGTTCCAGACCATCACCAAGGCGTTTAAGTTGTGCAAGAGCTTCTGCGTACATCTTCTCGTAGTAGCTAACCATATCTTGCTCACCCTTCATAAACAAAATGGCTTCTCTTAAAGAGCCATAGAGCAAGACCGCATCATAATTATCACCAAGCCAGCTAACGCCATTAGGGTTATTTGCTGTAGCAATGGTAGTGGTAAACCCTGAGCCTGTACCACCTAAGTCACTAGTAGCTGCGCTTAGTACGTCGCCAACAATATAAAAACTTCCTGGGTTATTAAGAACTACGGAAGTTACAACACCACCAGAAACAGTGATTGTAGCTGTTGCATCTGAGCCATTTCCGCCAGTTAAAGCAATATCTTGGTAGTTACCATTAGTATATCCAGTACCGCCAACAAGGGTATTGAGGGTAGCAATTTGACCTTGCACAATAGATACAGGATAGTAAAAATAGTGCATCTCTACTGGGTAGCTAGCATCAGGAGTAGGGGCCATAATCAAAGACAAAGCGTCTAAATTGCCATATTGATTACCAAATAGCGCGTAGTACTTAGGAATAGACTGTGGAGTGCCCTGATAAGAACCACTAGTTAAAACAGTTGTTGGGTATGCCTCGCGCAAGAAGTTAACGTCTTTATTAAGCAAGTAATTATAGTTGCCATTAGCATCCACTACAGCAATAGAATACGTAGCTAAATAGTCTTGTGGTAAAGACAAATATTGGTTTCCAGCGCTACAGTTACCTGTTACGTTTTTACGCAGCGATGGAATCTGAACACTGTTGTAAATCCTATCTTCTGCCTCTTGAACAAAGCGTGGAATATTAGTTACAAACAACGGTTCAGTATTCTCGCTGTAGTCTTGTATCGCTTGATACAACTGGACATAGTTCATTAGGGTTTACCCTTAAGCCATTGGCCCACGGGCTTTTGTACCACGCTCTGCAGCACCGTTACCACGAGTTGTAACACCTTCAGTTTTAGTAGCTGGGTAATTGCCCTTGCTAACTGTACCAGTAGAGATATTCATGCGGTTCATATATTGAGCACCAGTCTCTGTAGACATGGCAGGTAACCCACCGCTAACTGGGTTGCCACTCATATCGTGCGGAGTAGCGTACTTTTCAGCTGGTAAGTCATTCTTTTTATTGCCAACTTTGATAGCAGGACTATTTTTAGTAGTTGGTTTAACTTGAGCAACCATGATTAGAATCCTTTGCCTTTAAGACCAGTAGAACCAAACTGATTAATTAGCTTAGCACGGTTCATACCATCAGCTTTGCGTTCTTCATTAGATACGCCAAGACTTTTATTTGCCTTCATAATTTTTGCGGTTGGTCCACTATCACCAAGATTTTTACCCTTAGTTCTACCTTTTGATTCGATGCCAGTATCTCTTGCCATTTTTCTACTCCTAATTAATTGTTACTTGCCCTACAGCAGTTGTTCCTACTAAAGTGTTTGGTGTTTCATTAAAATCATATTTCATACCTACAGGAAACCACCCCCACTGAATTACCCTACTACCACCCGATGGAGTTCCATTACCTGCAAGAGTTGTTCCACCAGTATACGGGTTTGTTTCTAGTCCAGTATTGCCTGATTGGTAATAACTATTGTCCCGTCTTGGTTCCCGTACGGCCTGTGGGTCAAAAACTGGGAACATCCCAAGCTGCAACTGTGGTTGGTCCATTTCAAAACATTCATGGCACACCTTAATACTAACGTTTTTAGTCTTAATAGTTAACTTTTTTAACTCTTTAAGTTTATACCTAAATCCGCACCTATCGCATTCTGCAATTGAATGTACACCAGAAGCAAACTGTGTAGCCATTATACTACCTTAAACGTATTCTTTTTACTAACATTTTCTATACCCCGTAGAACTTGCATGTTGCTAGGTGCATGTAAACCAGACACTAATTTACCCTGTAATGGAATAATATGGTCTACATGCCAGGGTTCTTTATTCTCATGGGTAAGCATAGCTGCAATAGAGTATAAGCACTTGATTTTTAATTTGTCAAATTCAGTTAACCAGCCTGGGGTACGTTCTAACTTAGCCGCTTTTCTACGAGCTACAGCCGCATTAATAATATATTTATTTTCTTGGGCGTATTTAAGCTTACTGGCGGCTACTTTTTCTTTATTGGCTTCTCTGTAGGCTTTAGAAGACTCTCTATCTTTAACACGAATAGTTTCAATATTTTTAACTTTATGACGTAAAGCTTTAGCCCTTAGTACTTCAGGGTGTTTTTCTGCATACCGTTTATTTTGCTCTTTGACTTTTTCTGGATTAGCTAGTCTCCAAGCTTTAATACGCTCATAGTCCGACATTATCCATTCCCCAAAAATTGCTGTCTTGGTACAAATCTAATTGGAGCCTTTTCTCTATCTTCTTGCGCTGCCAAATCAAATTGCTGTTCATACTCAGCTTTTAAGGCTTGTGCACGCTCCATAGTAACTGTAGGTATCTTAGCAGCTAAATACCAAGCCAATCCTGCCACCATACAGTTAATAAAACGGAAAGGAATATCTTGGGTATTAACACCTGTGCCAGCATCTTGGATACGGCGCATACGCCAGTAAACAAAGTTGTAATAAGGTACTTGGGCAGTGCCTTGGTCTGGGGTAGGCCAAACAGTGATTTGAGGCTTTCTATCAGGAGTATTACCTGTAGGGTAGTCTGCTCCGCTTTGGCGGTTAATCCAGACCTGTATAGGGCGTCCCTGAGCTAATTTATTAGGGATTGTAGAGTAGGTAGATACACTGATGCGACTGATGGTGATATCAGTCTGGTTATTTTGTTGACCGGCATTTGTACGAATCTGGTGTTCCAATAGGTCAATAGTATCTGTCGGTAGGTCATATGTATTTACTCCTTGAATTAAGGGTATTACGCCCTGTTCAATAGTCCATAGGTTAATGCCACGATTAGCCCACTCAATAGTAAGTAGGTTCAAAGAACGACGTGCAGTACGCAAATCATAGCCAGTACGAAGCTCAGCGCCACAGCGCTCAAAAGCCTCTTCAACTATCTCAGATAAGTCTAGGTTAAACGTTGCGGTACCAGATGTTGTCATTATTTTACTTTTCTATATGGTTTGACTTTTTCTTTAATTGCTTTAGGCTGTGCTACAAACTGCTTACCTTTTGCTTTACCAGCACGTTTAGCGCGTGTTGTTGCAGCGTACTCTTGCGGGCTTAATGCATCAATAGCTTTCTTTGGCAAATACCGTTCGCCTGTTTCAGATGATTTCTTTCCAGATTTGGTTGTCCATTTCTGCTCACCCCAAGCCTTTAAAGACTGTTGCGATTTTGCCAACCCACTCATTTATATCCACCACCTGCAGCCTTGTACTTCTTTGCTACTAGCTGTGCTTTACGGGCTGACCATTTACCCGCCCCAGTTCCCTGAGTAGCAGCAGCTTTAACTTGAGAAACAATCTTCTTGCGAAGACTTGGTTTTGTATAGTTACCGGCAGCATTAACTTTGCCACCTTTAGCAAGGACAGCAGATTCAGAACCTTTAGGAAGCTTAGATGGGCTAACTGCGCCCATGCCTCTAGAAGATTTCATCGCGCTTTACCGTACCCACGAGTAGCTAACTTACCAGCAACCTTCTTAACTGAGCCGCCTTTTTTCATTGCATTACCGACTGAATAGTCAATGCTCGAAGTATCTTTCTTTTTAGAAGGGCTTGCTTTAGGAGCAGGTTTAGAGCCGCTGCTATCTTTGCGAGTCATAAGAGCTGCACCACCACCTGTTTCAGCAGAAGTAAACCCAGTAGACTTAGCTTTTTCTTTAAACGAAGCGGACTTAGGTTTTGCTTTTGGAGCTGGACGCATATCAATCATCGGCTCATCTTCAATACGAGAGTTAGCATACTCCAACGCTTTAGCACGAACGTCGTCATCAATACGTGCGTTTTGACCTTGTGTAGTACCTGTCTCAACATCGCCACCTTCATCGTAGCGTTTTGCTTTTTTGCTCATAACTTTTCCGCCTTTTTTCATTCCAGTTACATTACCCATAGTATCTACTTTAGGAATATTTTGTTCAGTAGTGCCAAACATTTTATAGTCACGCTCTTGTTCTTGACGAACACCACGCTCCTTATTAGCCTTCATATAGGCTTCACGCTTGGCTTTTTCTTTGCCAGTCTCTGTAAATGGCATGATTATTTCTTCTTAGCTTTAGCCATACCGCCGCCACACATCTTAGCAACTGCTTCATGGTGTGCATCATGACTGGCTTTATGCTCAGCAATCATTTCGTGCTGTGGCTTGTGCGCACCAGCATGTTTTTTCATTGCTGCATCATGAGATTCAAATTGCGGAAATTTTTCTACGTCTTGGCTCATTGATTTTGGGCCCATTTTTTCTGTTGCCATTTTACTTCTCCTTAATTAACAAACACGACCTTTAGTACGACCTCGCTGAGCTACACCATCGCGGCTTGGACTAGTTTTTACAGCTTCCATTCTAGCAGGTTCTAAACGAGCTTCTTTAATAGCGCCGCCTTTTTTAAGAGTTAGTTTAGTACCCTTACCACCTTTATGTTCTTGAGCATCATGCTCTTTAAAAGCTTTCTTAATCATAGCAACATCTTGCTTCTTATCCGCCGCCATATCTTCTTTCATATCGCTTTTCATAATTCCACCTTTTTTAAATAACGCCGCATTTCCGTGGTCGGTCTTTTTTACGTTGGCTTTTTGTAGGTCTGTACGTACTGAACCGCCAATTTTTAAACCCGCATACTTGTTATTATTTACATCGGGAACTTCTTTTTGATATCCAAAAGTAGACCCACCACGAGTACGCTGTTTATTAACTTGGTTCTTACCGCCAAAAGTATACTTAACATCTCCGCCAGTACCAAACTTTTTACCCTTATCTGCTTTAGCAAAGTCCTTACCAACAGATTGTGGGACACCAACTTTCTTAGCCATCTTTGGGTTATTGGCAACCATTTCCATAAAGTTGTGTTGCTTTTTAGATACGCTAGGCATTATTTAATCCACCTATCAAGTATCCAAACAATAATACCACCAGCTAAACCAGCGCATACAGTTAAAACACCATGCAAAGTCTTTTTGCTAGCACTTTGCTCACCAAGCATTTGCTGAATTGTAGCTAAGGATTTTTTAACTTCTTCCATGTCTTGTACAAGTTTATCCATATCAGCCTGCAAGTGTTGAATATCGTTAGCGTGTGTTGCTAATTCTCTAGCTGTTTCAATTGGGTTAATGTCGCTCATTTTAACACTTCCATCGTTTTAAACTAGCCGCTTTACGAGTTGGTTTGCCGTTTTCATCTTTCATTGGGCCTGGCATACCAGACATACGAGCACAAAAAGACTTCTTACGTGGCCCGCCTTCAGGTTGCGGAGCCTTTAGATTAGAGCCAGTAGCCGCATTATATTTAGCACGACCTTTGGCGGTAAGCCCAGCGCCCTTAGCCACAGGCAACTTCTCACCACGACCAACTGCAAGCGAAACGCCTTTTTTCTTAGCCATATTGAATTGTCTGGAAGCTGATGTTTGTAACAACAACATATATGCCGTTTTGAGCCAAAATACCTTCACCAGAAAAAATAGCTTGGAAAGGCTGAACGGCTGTACCTGTATTGTAGCTAGTTAAAAATTTACCAGTTGAATATACACAAGCTGTGCCGCCAGCAATAGTTCCAGTATTAAGGTCTGTAATACTAAAAGTATCCGCAGTTAAAACAGTAATGACATAATTGCCAGCTACAGCAGCTACGCCAGAAGCAGCAGCATAAGTTATACCGATATTTTGCCCGGTAGTTAATCCGTGCGCTGTTTTTGTAACCGTTACTGTATAGCCAGAACGAGCATAAGTAGCCGAAACAGGGGCAGTTGTTGTATCAAAAACATCAATGCTACCAGCAGTACCAGTACCAAGATAAATCAAGTTTTTAAGGCGTGTGCGTCCAGAAACAGCTAAACCAGAGCCACTAAAATGCGAGCCTTTTACATCATATTGCATTGTCATAATTAATCTCCTAAATTTTAAAAAGGGGTCCGTAGACCCCCGGGATTAATTAGTCAGCATTACCATATGGGTATACAGTCTTAGTACCTAACGAGCCGTCAGCTTGTATGTAATTGAGGGTAATATTAAATTTACCGGCAGTTAAAGTAGTAAGCGTAGTACCAACAATAGATAATGTGAACACAACTTGTGACATTGGGTTAACACCGCCGCCTGGTAAAATATCAGTTGATGTAGCAGCCATATTCAACAAGTTAGTTGCGGAATAAGTAGTTGTTTGACGACCTGCAGTACCAACAGTTGTTGTACCTAAAGTAATAGTAGCGTAAGTTGGTGTGCCTGCAGCTGCTGTGTAGCCGTTAGAAGCATAGATATTAACAGCGCTTAAACTAGCATTACCAACAGTAATAGCTGTCAAATAGTCAACTACGATTGACTCAATTTGTGAGTTAGCTGGAATATACATTACAGCACCACGATAAATATTTGTTCCGCTATCAGCAGGTATAGAAGCAGCTACAGATGGGTATGTAGAAGAAGATGGTGTATAAACAGTAGCGTTTACGTTGGCATCAGAAGATAATTGATTGGAGTTAACGAATTGACTAGCTGCGCCAGGATATCCTGGAGTACCATTTCCTGTAGTTACAGAATAGTCTACAAAAGAATTTTGTGATAAACGGGCTGAGCCTGTGTTACGTAATGCGCCAAAACGGTTGTCGCCAGCTAAAATTGGGCCTTCAAAGGTGGAACGTGCCATGATATATTTCCTATGCAAAAGTTAACCGTACAAATCGTTGCATCGTCTGCTGGGGCAGTCAAGTACGGTAAATTACCCAGATAGCCGTAGTATACATCTTTTTTAATATTTGCAACACTATTTTTAGGTAAAATGAGTGCATCTAGGCAATTAATTGGGCGGAGAATGGGCAATGCAATTCACAATAAAAAAAGTCGATATCAGAAACCCAGCAATTCAGAATCTGTTGCTTTATCTTCAGAAGCAGATATTGCCAGCGGACCAACCTTACGAACCAACATGGGGGCATTGGTGGATAGCCTATACAGAAGATGGGAAGCCAGTCGCTTTTGCGGGTCTGGTACGCTCGATAAAATGGACAGATACAGGTTACTTATGTAGGGCTGGTGTACTTGGTGGCTTTACTGGTAACGGCTTACAGCTACGCTTAATCAAAGCTAGGTTAGCCCAAGCAAAACGATTAGGTTGGAACTGGTGTATCACAGATACAACAAATAACCCTGCGTCTGCCAACTCTTTAATCAATGCTGGTTTTAAGATATATACTCCTGCTAACAAGTGGTCCTTCCGTAATGCAATTTATTGGAAATATAAGGTCAATCAGGATGCCATACAAAGACAAGAGCGTAAGAGCCGCCAAGCACAAGGAGTACAGCCGTAATCACTACTTAGCAAATTATGCTAAAAGACGAGAAGAAATAAACATCAGACGGCGTGAGTTAAAAAAAGAATGGGATGTATATAAACGTACACTTAAATGTACAAAATGCGGTTTTAACCACCATGCAGCTTTAGATTTTCACCACGAAGACCCAAGTCTAAAAGAGCACAACGTCAATCGTTTAATAAGCGATGGGCGGTTTAAAAGAGCCTACGAAGAAATAAAAAAGTGCGTAGTACTATGCGCTAACTGCCATAGAATCCATCACCATGATGAAAAAAACCCAGCCTCGTGAGCTGGGTTTTTTATTAGGTAAGTTCAGATTAGAACGAACCAGAAGAACCAAATGTTCCCAATGGGTCAGACCAGCCGAAGCTGTAACGCTCACGGGATTTGTAACGTACGTTACCTGTATCGAAGTCACCGTCCATAGAATTCTGGAGTGGTGTACGCTCGAAGTGCTTCAAACCGTTTGGAACGTCGGTCAACAAGAACCATGCGTTTGTGTCGGTCAAGAAGTGGTTAACACAGTAACCTTCAGGGATTGTACCATTGTTGTTAATAGCGCTAATATCGTTATTAGTTGTACCAACACGCAATTTAGTTTCGAGCAAACGAGTCGCAACGAACATCAATGCAGGTGGAACTACTAATTTCTTAGGCTTAGCAGCAATCAACAGACCACGCTCGTCAGTCCAAGCAGCGATTTGAATTACAGCGGCTTCCAAAGAAGTCTCATTCAAGTCGGTTTGGGTTGCGAATGTATTGCTGTTTGTACCGCCAGAAACCAATGGGTGAGCTGTGCTATATAAAGCAACGCCGTCGCCACCAGTATAAGAGCTGGAGAAACCGTTGTTCAATACAGAAGCAGCTTTAACTTGCTTGGTGTAAGCCATAGCACGAGCCAATGCTTTAGTGTAACGAGCAGACAAAGAGTCATACAAGTTATCTTCAATCGCTTCTTCAGTGATTGAGAAACCTAAAGCGATGGTTTCGTGTGAGTAGCGTGTGGTCCATGCTTCTTGCGCATTGTCATAAGAAATTGCGCCGCCTTCGTTCTTGACTGGAGCAGCCGAGAAGCCTGACAACTTAGTTTCTTCTTCGAATGAACGCTCAGAAGATTCGGTTTCGTAGAGCTCTTTGTGCTCTTCACCGTAACGTGCATATTCTAATCCGAACAATGCGTTTAGACCCGGGAGTAACTCTTTTAGGAGTTGTGAACGTGAAATAGCCATGTTATAGCTCCTTTATTAGTTAGTTGTACCGGCTGATTGGTAGTATGAATGAACGCCAAAGTTTAATTTGACAATCACATCAGTGTACGCATCACCAGGGTTAGATGGGAAGTTGCCGCCGAATGTAGAGCTGGAGTTAACCAAGTCAACAATCTTAACAGCCAACGCGCTTGTATTTGCAGCAGAAGAAGCCATAGCAACAACTGAGTTACCAGTAGTTGTATTACCAGTCGAGCTACTTGTACCAGCAGTAAAGTTGCCTAAAGCAGCTGTTTTACCAATAGAGCCATAGCCAATAGAGCCTAAAGACTGAACTTGATATAACTGGTCTGGGTCTTCAACAACACGAATAAATATGTTGGTGTAACCAGCGTTTACTGCGCCAGCTGGCAAATATTGAGCGTATAAAGGATAGCCCAACTGTTGACCAGATAATTGATAACGTACACCAACACAAACACCGACTAGACCAACAGAGCTGGTTGTAGGTGTGCTAGTAACAACGGTAGGTTGTCCAGCGGCTGATGCTCCTAACTGAACTAAATCGCCGGTATAAATTGCGGCGCTGTTGTTCGAGGTCAACAAATACTCACGGATTGTTCCGCCAGTAAAGGATTGACCGCCAATCAAACTGATTGGTTTAAGCCCGTACGGGGCCGATACTGTGCTCATAAAAAGCTCCTTAAATTAAATTAAAAATTAACTTCCCTTACCAAAAGTAACTTTAGTAGACCGTTCTTTAAACATCGGCATACGTGGGTCATTTTGGGACATGAAGTTATTGTCTACTGACTCCATCTGAGAGCTGTTCAATTTGCTGTAATGTGCAGCTCTTTGTTCCATAAACTCTTTTGGAGCACGACATAAAACTAAACCACCAATTTCAATAGAACCTTTAAACTGTCCATCAATGGACGCGTGGGTCATAAGTTCAGGATAATCCTCAGCCTTAACAGGCTCAAAACCTTCCCTACGCTTAGAAGAGACATTCATTGGGTCAGATGCACCCATTGTTGAAGTTCTTACCCAACGATGTACCCAACCTGGGCGCTCATCTGGGCTTGGTAGTAATTGAGGAGGCTGCCACATTTCTACTGGGCGGGCTTCCGCATCACGTACTTCTGCATCACGAGTAACTTTCTTAACCATTATCTATCTCCATTCATTTGTTCGGCAACCTTCTTGGCATACAGTTCTAGAGGCACACCTAAGCGCTTAGCAATCTGTACCTGAGTAGGCGTTAATTGTACTTTTTTGGGGGCAACTGAGCGTGTAGCGGGAGCTACGACTGCTGCAGCGGGTTTGGCTCGGGTTTTAACCGGTTTTGTCTCTACGACGGGTGCTTCGTTAACTTCTGATTCTTCATCGGCTCCGAAATAATCGGGGAATCTTTTGCGAATTGTATCACTGATTTTTGAATAATACTCATCAGTTCCAACATATTTTTCACCAAATTCTCTCGCAAGGCGATTATGAATTGTAATTGCAAGCCCAGTCATCTCATCTTCTTCTGCAGTTTCGCCGCCATACCAATCGTTATTGTCTAACCATTGAGTAAGCTTTGGGTCTTGTGCAGGAGCTTCTGGAGTTGATTGAGGAATCTTAAATTCCTGTTCCTTTACTTGGATTGGCTGCAAGTTTTTAACACGGTCGAGCTTTAGCGTTGCTTCTGCCATTGCTTGTTGTGCTTCTACTAACGCTTCCCCATCGCCAGCTTCATAAGCATCTTTATATGCTTTTTTAGCCATAGAAAGTTCAACTTCAGCACTTTGTTTACCTTGTTCAATGTAGCTCTTACTACCTTCATGGAGGGTAGCTTGTAATTTACGGTTTTCATCTGCCATAAACTGAGCTGCACGAATAGCTTCTTCACGTGCTTTAACTGCTTCTTCTTTCTCACGACGGATGTCATGGTAGCCTTTAGTTAACTTTTTGATGCGTTTTTGAACTTTTTTGTCATAAGACTGAAGTTCATCGTCTTCCTCATCAGCAGCTTCTAAGGCTTTTGCTTCATCCATAGGCTTGCGGTTGCGGTCTTCTTCAGGGGTATCATCAACAATCTCAATATCCACTTCAGGTTCTGGCTTAGCTTTAACCTTTGTTTCTACTTCTACTTCTTCACGGGCTGCAACTTCGTCGGGGAATTCAAATGTAGAATTACCACCATCTAGCGGAATAACTTCACCGCCCTTACCAAAAGTTACGGCTCCAAATTCTTCATTAGCCATTTAGGTCTCCTTATGCACGCGTAATCCCGCGGGGGTCTTCAACAACAGCTTCGACTGAATCATCATTAATGATACGGAACTCACGACCATGAATCTTAAGACGTGAACCCGAACTTGGACGAATCAATACAAAGTCACCAACCTTACAAAGCGGTCCGCTAGGGAAACGTTCTTTATCGGCGTAGGCATCGGGTCCAATATCCATAACAAACAATACGGGGGTTAAAACTTCCTCGTACTTCATGGTATCGCTAGCTTTAAGTAAGCCGCCCTCATACTCTGCTTCAACTTCTGGAACCATACATAAAATATGATATCCCGCTGGTTTAGGAAGCTGTTTTGCTTTTTCTTCTGCCTTTTCTGGAACTTTAAGTACATTACCTAATGCGTCGGTAAGTAGTAAGCCACCATTATCAGGTACTAATATATCACTCATCTGAGTCCTTTAGTTTTTGCTCGCGGTCTTTGATAAAATCCACAGCAAGGGCAAGACCACGGATAATCCCTGTTGTGTTTCGATACTCTTCAATACTCTGGCAGTTGCCTGCGGCAACGGATTGGGCTCTAGTTTCAATCATTGTTTCCAACTCTTTGACTAGGTATTCATACTCGGTCACTCTTTAGTTTCCTTTATAGGTTGTGTTTCTGGTTGCAAACCAGTTTGGTGCTCACTAGACATTAACTGATGAAACTGGTCACGAGCTTGCGTAGTTTGTTGGTGCTTGGTGTCATGCTCTTTGTGCATTGCATTAGCCATAATGTCCGCAGCTTTATGTTTGTTCTGAGTCTTAATCTTCTGTTGATTCATAACAACTTGAGCTTTGGTATTTTGTGTTGCAATCGCAGCTTGAGACTGAATGCGCTGCTGCTCAATATCTAACTGACGATTCTTAAGCTGTAGCTCGGCTGCGTCTTTTTGCTCTTTAGCTTTCTGAGCTTGAGCTTTAAGCTGGAGTTCTTGCTGTTGAATCTGAATCAGTGGGTCTTGGGCTTGCTGCGCAGCTTGTTGCTGTTTCTGTTCGCCTTGGTGCTGAGCCAGCATCTTCTGAGCAGCTTGAGCTAACATTGGAGCCAACTGAGCTTCCATCTCTGGAGTCATGTTTGTATCTTCTTCCTCACCCGCCTCGTTAACATCTTGTGGAGGCATAGGCATACCCATTTGCTCACCAATTTTCACACGATATTCAAATCCAATATGCTCGTTAATATGTGCATACATTGCTTGCGCAATTTGCTGAGCTTGTGGGTTACCTTGTAACAACTGGTTAATATGTGGGTCTTGCATTGCCGCCATGTGGACCATGATATGAGCTTGGTGGTCTTGATAGCTAAATGCTTTCACAGGTTTGAGCATCAGAACGTTTTGATTTTCTGTGACTGGGTCTTGGGGTTTCTGGTCATCCGCCATTGGTACCAGTTTTTGTGCGTTCTTGATACCAAGAACTTCAATCATCTGTCTGTGGAGGAGTGGGAGGTTGTAGAGTTGTGGTGCCGATTGAGCCAGCTGGAGCACAGCTTGATACTGTACGATTTTCTGCGCCATCGTGCTCGCGTTAGGGTCGCTAACCGGTAAAACCTCAACATCATCGTAATCCGATTTCTTAGCTGATGAAAGGCCTTCTTCAGGTTCATACTCATAGTCTTCATCTGTGTAATCCGCAATAATAGTTTTAAGAAGATTAAACTCAACTTTCATTGAGTAGTGCAAACGAGCTTGAATTGCCGACATTACCTTAAGAGTGCGCTCGAGAATAGCCAGAGTAGTTCCAACAGGCGCATTGCCACCCATGTCGGATACTTGGAGGTCACCAGCAGATACGAATGAACGACCTTCTTGTACGATTTGGTTGAACAACGCCATAAGAGTCTGACTAGGCTCTTTATATGGCAACAACATAATGTTGTCTTTGATTGTGCCAGATGGTACATCTACGTCTCTAAATTCTCCAGGGGAGATTGGTGTGTCGTCTCCCTTGACCCGTAAGCCTCGTGCTTTGAGGCCGCCCGGTAAATTGCTGAGTGTCCCCGCGTCGACAAGCTGGCGAACAATAGTAGTAGCAGAACGAGCATAACCGCCAATGAGGTGAATGAGTCCATATCCATAAAATCCAAATCCCGGTACGTATTGGTAGTGCACGAAGTGTGTACGTTTCAATTTAAGTGTATCGCCTTCGTACCAGTTACGGCGGACTGCGAGCACTTTTCCGGTGCTCTTTTCTAGAGTAATGATGTAAGGTAGTGCAATTCCTGCCTCATCTTCGTACCCAGGCAAGTCATAGTCAACGTGCATTTCAATAATTCTGAAACGATTGTCTGTTGTTGCTGTAAAACCTTGCTCTTCAGCTTTGCGTTTCTCAATGTCGTCCATGACGTTCATTGGCTCGCCTAAGTCGATGTCACGCCAAAATCCTGCGGCTTGTAATTTCTTAACGTCGTTTTTGGTCTTACGCATTACATGTGAGATACGCTCGGCATTTTCTAAGTTTGATGCGCCGTAAGGAACAACCAAATCTTCTGCTGGTATAAACATTGCTACTTGGCGACCTAAGCTTGGGTCAAAATAGATTTTCTTAAATGCAGAACCTGCTAGTGGTAGATTCCACAAAAGCTTTTCATGCTCAGGGCGATACTCGCTCATCTGCTCAGTCAAGCGGTAATTCATATCCTCCGAAACGCGGATAGACGCTTCTTTTTTATTCTTGGTTTCTTTACCGATAATCTTAGTTTTGACCGGACCCATAGCAGGGAAGGTCTCCATAATAGCCTCGGATTGGAACTTGACCACAGCTTCTGCAAGCATCGGGTGGTAAACGCCACATGCGCCCGCCCAGGGTTCTGTGGTTTCTTCGTACTTAAGGCCAAGTAGTTTAAGACCTTCGACATAGGTATCTGCCCAATCTTTACGTGCAGAGATATCTGCATCCAGTAATCCAATTAGTTCATTAGCAATAGATTGCAGGTCACGTTCATCCATCGACTCGGCAAGGTTCTCGTTAAACTCATCAGAGCCTTCACTTTCATTCTCAATGCCGTCAGCAGTTTCACCAATTTCTTCATCAGGATTAAGAATCTCAATCTCTAATGCTGGCTCTTCTGTAGCCATAATCCCTGTCGGGGCCTGATATAAACCTTTGTCCATTGCCATAATCGTTCCTTAAACGTTATAATACCCAGCGTTGCGTTTAGATTTAAAGTACCGAATCTCTTCTGGTTCATCACTTGGAAGCCGTAAAAAGCCCCCCGACCTAAACCGCATTAACGCTAATGTCATTGAGTCCACCAAATCGTCATGTTCGCCTGAAGGGAACGCGGCAACCTCATCTATCAATTCTTCAGCCCAGCGTGTAGCTGGAGCCCATACTTTACCAGATGCAAAGAAATCCGCAACTGAATTTAATCTCGAAATCTTGTCCTGCCCCTTGCCAGGTGAGAACTCACCAACGGGGATACCCATGCGACGTAGTTCCTGAATAAGAGGGGCCCCCGCCGCTTTTTTTTCAACAATAAGTGAGTCCGGTTCATACTCTTGGTACTTCTCGAACGCTTTTTGTTTGAGTTCCGGAAACTCCAGGCGTTCTTTGTAGGAGTCCAGGAGGATGATATTCGGTAGGTCGTAATCCTCTTCATTATAGAAGACACCCCACGTTGTACAAGTAGAGAAGTCATTTACTGTCTTTTTCTCGTGCGCCGTATCCCATGACTGAATTATATACTCACACATTGGCGGGTGGTCCGCCTCCCATATCTTCCACCACTCCCGTTTAACAATAGCAGACGAGTCCGATGTGGGCTGCTGCATATACTGCGCTTGCCACTTACTGTTTGGAAGTTCAACATGTAAGGCTTCTAATTCTTTAAGGCTCCAGAACTCGGGCCAAAGGGGTTTGCCACTAGGAAGGATGGCTGGGAATTCGATGACCCTCCACTCATCGCCTCCGCGCTGAGCTGCGGATTTCATTACTTGAGCCGTTAAATCCCGTAAGGACCAACGGGTCATAACAATAACGATAGCTCCACCTGGTTGTAGACGCTGACGTGGTCCAGATGTAAACCACTCGTAGACTTTGTCGTAGACTTCTGGGTTGAACGCAGCTAATGCAGCTTCCTGCTCTGAATGTGGGTCATCAATGATAAGGAGGTCTGCGCCCTTACCAGTGACTGCACCGCCGACACCAATAGCGAAATAGTCACCACCGAAATTAGTATTCCAACGACCAGCTGCTTTAGAATCTGACTGTAGTTCAATTGCCGGAAATAGGCGTTTATATAATGGGTTGTCGACAAGGTTACGTACCTTTCTACCAAAACCCACAGCAAGCTCAGCCGTATGCGAAGTTTGTATAACTTTCTTTCCAGGGAATTTTCCGAGGAACCAAGCAGGTAAAAGGTAAGATGCGAACTCGGACTTAGTATGACGCGGCGGCATATTAATAATAAGTCTTTTACACGCCCCACTAGCAACGTCCTCAAACGCCTTAGCCATCTTTGCATGATGTCTTCCATGAATAAACTCAGGCCAAACCTGATTAGTAAATGCCATAAAGTCAGTTTTTACTAACTCTCGGTCGTCTCTTGTCTTTAATTCTTCTAAAATCTCTAGTATCTCAGCTGCCTCATCTTTAGGCAGGGTGTCTAAGAACTCGTTACGCTCTTTTTCAGGCAGGTTTTTAAGAATCTCGATGGGGTCAGTCATCTAAATCTTCACCTTCCATGGGGTTTATATCTTTACGCCTTCCCAATTCTGCATCTAAATCAATAACTTGCACCGTTTCTTTGATTTTTTCAGCCTGTACTTCCTCCGCTACGCCCATATAACGCGATAATTTCTTAGAAAGCTCTTCTTTTAGCTCATCTGTGGACTTATTATTGACAGAAATCTCTACTTTATCTGCAAACATGCCCAGTTGGGTCAATCTACCCAGCGATTCTAGCGCTCTTAAGCGGTCTGCAGCCTTTTCTCCGTTAGATTCTTCGACTAACTTGGTAGTTACGTACGTTTTAAGGCGTATTGTGTCGTCTACTATGGCATTGTTGTAATCTGACAACAGCTTGTCTAACCATAGAGTTGTTTCTGCGTTAAATGGGCGGCGTCCAGCTGCAGGACTTCCCGCAAATTGGCGTTCTGCCTCGCGTTTTGCAGCTTGCATATTTTCTTTTTTGGGCTCTAAGCCCATTGCAGCCAAAAACTCCATGGTTTTAAAAGCAGCTTTGGCTCTTTCATGCAAAGTCTTGGCTTCCTGTGGCGTTAAATCCACGGGAATAGGTATTGTCACTTCTGGTACTACACGAATCTGTTTTGTCATAGGAGGAAAGTTTGGGGGCACTCCGATATGAACGTATTGTATACACATTTTTAAAACGTGTCTATTTTTTTGCGTTTTTTATACCTATGGATATAAGTTTGATGCTGGTTTTGATACCTATAAGCATCAGTTTGCATGATTTTTTATTAAAGTTTCATGCACTTGGGGGCCGTAGCCCCCTGATTTTATTGCTTATTTTTTAAACTTGTATAAATCTTTCCAAGTATCCATTACTGCATTTGACCAAAACTCGTACATCTGTTTTGTTCTATCTAATACTTCTTCAAACTTTTTGTATTGCTCATCAAATCCAAACATTGCGTTCTCCTTAAGTTATGTTGCAATGCAGCAATTATACTAGAAATTTTGCAAAAATTTTTTTCGATATTGGATTTAAAAACATAAGGGGGGCATCGGCTAGAAATTTGCATATCCAACGTGCATTTTCGAGTAATAGTAAAAGGGTCGGAGTCCCACTTTGAATTTTGGGGGGCGGGGGGTGTCTGTCACGCCAAATGCGAATGGTTCTCAATTACACCAAAATATGTTTTGGCGCATTTAATCGGGCTTTGTAATCGTTACCCGTAACGAATAGGGGAATGGATAGGGATAACCTGCCCGCTAAGCTATATAGGATAAGGGTCAAAATAAATGTAAGTATCATTTGACAAACCTAGAATACGGGAGTATAGTATTACTTATGGATTGGGCAATTCCGCCCGCCATATAAAACGAAAGGTAATACATCATGACTACATCAACCAAAACAACAGTAACTACTACTAGCACAGGTGCTAAGGTTAAGCAGACTTCAGTAGTAACTCTGCTAGATATTATCGGGTTCGCTACTGAAGCGGGCGCAAGTGCCCTGACTATTGGTAAGCAAGATTCGATGATTGAAAGTGCTATCGAATTAAAAAAGAAAGCATTGGAAAACTTTAACGCTAAAGCATTAAGCATTAAAGCTAGTAGCTATGTATTGGCAGACGGGCGCAAGCAAGACGCCAATACAAAGGCGATTAAACAGGCGTTTTTAGATTCATTGGGCGAATTGGCAGATACTACCAAGCAAGCCTACTATGAGATTTTCCGCAAGGTAGTAAACACAGGCGAGAAAGCTAAGGGAATGAATAAGTCTAAAGATGGGCGCAAGGGTAACAAGGCAGACAAGGCGCAAGGCGAAAAGGCAGAAGTTTTATTCGCTAATGTTCTAGTCGCCTTATATAACCATAGTGAATTCGAATCGCTTAGTGAAGCAACACAGGCAGAGATTAAAGCTATCCTAGTAGCAGAGGAATGTTTAGAAGCCTAATCGTTACCAGTAACGAATCAACCCCACCGAATCAGGTGGGGTTTTTTTACGCCCATTTTTTTTGACATGACTATCATGTCTGTCATCATCGGTAGGGGAGAGGAGTGCCGAGCAGGGGAGAAGCGGAGAAGTCAAGAAGATGTGACTTAGTGTAACTTAGTATATTTGCATAATTTGCACAATTTGCGTATATTTATCCAGCAAGGGGGGTGACACGCAAGCCATATACTTATTGACTTTTTTTGTATTTATCCTAATTATCTAATAATAATAGAAATATATATAGAGTGTTTTAGTTTTGAGTGTATTACTTTGTATATACATCTTTTTTCTTGCTTTTGTCCACGCTTACTTTTTCTCTCTCGGAGCTGGATAATTGTCTAAATACCGCCCAGTAAGGCTCGCAGGGCGATAGCCTCTGGAAAAGTATATGCAAATACAAGGAAGTTGTGCTAATTACGCACTTATAGCGAACATATTCGGATTAACACTTTTAAGCCCATTTCCCTGCATTTCTATGTATTACATTGTATGACACCAACCCTATTCGTTACCCGTAACGATTGCACCAATCAAAAAACTACCCAAAACCTGTATAACATCGTGTATACTCTATACCAACGAAACACATCATCTCGTTACTCTTTTTAACTAACATAGGATATACAATGTCTAACACAAATAAGCCAAAAAACGAGGAAATCCTCGCAATTCGCCTACCCAAAAAACTGCTTGACCAACTAAATGCCCTAGCCCAGTCCAAATACATGGGGGTTTCAACAATGGCTAGAAATGTCCTTGCACAGTATCTTATTGACGAAGCACCCAACGCATTATTAGGTAGCACACCACAACCCCAAGCAAGGGGCAAAGTATTAAGTGCATACGACCAAGAGCTCCAAGCCATGTCCCCTGCACAGCGTAAGAAAATAGAAGATGACTATAACGAGGCATGGGGTTAATCATGGAACTCAACATCATCAAAGCAATCAAAGAACTACGCAACCAATTAAAGCGTAAACCAAAGCGCATAGTGGTGAAACTGCCTGATATAAAACTCAAAGAAACTAAGCCATCTAAACCAGCCAAGCCAAAGCGTGAGCCGATGCGAATAGAGATTGAGGGGGTATGTCTGTCACTCAAAGAAATTGCGGAGAAATATAACTTACAAGTAAAAACAGTAGAAGCGAGATACAGGGTAGGCAACAGGGGTCGCTTGCTGATAAGACCTAGCCAGAAAACCTATAAGCGCACACCAAAAGATGACTTGACAAACATAGTATAAGAGAGTATAATGTAGTTATAAGTGGTAGAAGTATGTATAGGGCTAGGGTATTCGTTACAAGTAACGATTGCATCCTGAAAGTAACAGTACCCTCCCCGACACAATTAGCCACTCCTCTTTTACAATTTGCAAAATGCCTAGTAACAATGCACTAGGTGTAGGGTAGGCATAGGTTGCAGTAGTTTCCAAGCTAAGGCTGTGGGATAACAGACCACTACAAGTAAGAAGCACGAGAAAGACTCAAAACTGCGAGTCGCCATAAAAACAGCAAGCGTGTTAGAGCCAACAAACTAAAACTACGAAAACCGAACAGTAGCCCTACGCAGTATTTATATATGGAGATTTTTTCAGGTTGATGTGATGCGCTATGCACCATCGCCTCGTATCTTTATGCCACTTATATATTTACTGCCCTGACCTTAACCCCGAACAGGACTGCGAGAAAATAGCAGAGGTCGAAATAATTTAATAACCCAGCATATAGTAGATTCACAAGGCACTTGCTATTCGTTACAGGTAACGAGTGCCTAACTGAGTTTATTAAGGAGAACACATGGCAACACATTACAAGGGTGAACGCATCACCGAGCTGTTAAACATCATTGCAAATATGGAGAAAAAGCTAGATAACTTAGGTATTGCGGGGGTGTCCCCTGACTTAGCCCAAGCATACACCACGATAACAATCGCTAAAGCAAAATTAACTGCACTACAAGGAGAAAAAGATGGATAAGTTTGAGTATTGGTTTTGGCACGTCATGTCATTCTTGGCGGGTATTTGTGTAGGTAACTTTATATGGAGGTTAATAGATGATGCGATGCAGAAAGTGTGATGATAAGGTAGCAAAGAAGCGTTGGGACTTGGGCTATAAGGTATGTTTGCCTTGTGGTGACGAGATTGCCAATCGAGTGGTTCGTTGCGTTGTGCCTATGCACAAGTCGAACTATATGCTGGTGACAAACCAAGCCGACTTAATCGGCGTCAATCAGAAAGGCGGGATAGTAAAGTGAGTATAGATGAGGTATTAGAACGAGGTTTAACTGTTGATGAAAATGGGAAAGTGCTTGATGAGTTTGGGCATGAGTATCGCAACGAGCAAGGTTTAGCTTGCTATGTAAAGGAATCAAAATGATAACAATACAAGTAACCCTAACTAAACAAGACATACTAGAAATTGAAGATGCTATCTTAGATTTGCAATGGCATGGTGGTGCAAGGTCAGGCATTTTAGAACATATTGTGGAGCAGTATAAATTAAAGGAAGAATCGAAATGAACCCGTATATATTTGACCCAAGCAAAAAGCTAGTGCCTTGGACACCTAAAACCGAAAAACAATATGTCGATTTCGTCAAGCGAGTGTATGCAATGCACAAACGACTCGGAATAAAATCACCAGCCCATAAGGAATCAAAATGAGTATTCATATACTAAAAGATGACCGCAAGCGTATGACTGTAAAAGAAAACGCTAAGGTTAATGAGAACAGTATTACCACGCTAATCAAAACCTTAGCCACAAGGCAAGAGAAGGTGGACTTGGTAACGGAGCGCAATCCGTTGCACTATATGTTTGGAGAGTATCTAAGAGTAAGGAAGTATGACGAGTCGTATGAAGATTTTATTAACCGCAACTACATTGGGAGAATCAAATGAAGAAAACTAAAGCAACTGTGCCTGTGTTTACAGACAAGCTATACAAGCCAGCACCACACCCGCAACAACATAGGATTGACGATATGCGGGTAATCCCTAGTCTTGTCACCGCACCAAAACATCTTTGGGAGAAATGAAATGAGAACACCAATGGAAAAAAACTTACAGCCAGTAGCACGAACATTAAGCGAATCATTGCGTGATGCTAAGTATGCCTGTGCAATTCAGACATTTAAGAGTGATGCCAAACTAACGCTGGAATTTATAGGCGGTGCGTTGATTGGTGCATTGTGGGTCGGAGTATTTACGATGGCTTGCATTGGAGTCTATAAGCTGTTATAATATAGTATTAGTTGTAGTTGTTCAGGGGTATTCGTTACTGGTAACGATTACCTTTTTTCTTTTTATTTTATTTGAAAGGTTCACCATGATTCAAGCACACCCAAACCAAATCGAGTTAGTTCTAGACACACAAGACTATGCTTACTCAAAAATCAGTAGTAGTGCCATGCTAGTAGATTTGTCCTTGTCAGTATGGACTGGTCGCAAGCTAGATAAGACTGTTAGTGCCGAGGTAGATGCAAGTAAGAATACCAAAGGCAAGGCGGGTAATTACCACAAGAATCTGTTAGCGGGCTCGGAGAAACTTGCGGAGATAGGCAAACTGTCATCAGCCATCCGTAACTGGAGCTATTCCCAAACATCGCCTTGGTCAGATGCGGGGACTCGGTTGTTGCCATCTACTTTATTCTTTGACTACAAAGCCAAACTCGCAGAATACGAAAAGATGTTTAGCGATAAGGTTACAGAATTTTTAGCTGAATACGATGTCCTTGTTTCTAAAGCAGCTTTTCAGCTAGGCGACCTATTTAACAGGGAAGATTACCCTGTTGTAGAAAAGATACAAAGTAAATTTGGCTTGCACTATACATTCAGCCCTGTTCCTGAAGCGGGCGATTTCAGGGTTGATATTGGTAATGCGGGTATGTCCGAATTGCGTGAGCAGTATCAGTCAGCGTATAAATCCCGTATCGAAGCATCAATGAAAGATGTATGGGAGAGATTGCACGATGCCTTGTCCAAGATGTCCGAACGATTTGATTATGAGGAGGGCGAAACCAAAAAGATATTTAGAGATAGCCTTATCGAAAATGCCCAAGAATTAACGGGCTTACTTAAACACCTAAACATAACAGGAGATATGCAGATGGAAGCGATGCGTAAAAAGTTGGAGGGGCTACTTGGCGGGTGTGATGCCGATGACTTCCGAGAAGATGAGGGCTTGCGTATCAATACAAGAGATGCAGTAAATGAGATGTTAAAGAAGTTCAGTATCTAAACCAATCGTTACCTGTAACGAATACAAACCACAAAGAAAGGTAGTAAATATCATGGAATTATATAAATCAATCAGCCTTAAAGAAGGTGCAGAGTTAGTTCATCGTATCGGTGATGACGATACAGTATTGTTTCAAGGCGAGATGGGTATTGGTAAGTCATCAATGCTCAAGATGTTAGCCAAGATGAACCCTGACCACCACATCTGTTATGTCGATATGACTACTAAGGATGTCGGTGATTTTCTTATCCCGAAGATTCGCACCATCAATGGCGTAGATGTATGTAGTTTTATCCCGAATGAGGAGTTCGGCTTTCATACTGGCAAGCCAGTCATCGTGATGCTTGACGAGATTGGTAAGGTAGGTAAGGCGGTGTTCAATGCTTCCTTGCGTATCATGCAGGAGTTTGCATTGGGTGTATATGAGTTTCCACAAGGCTCTAAGATATTCGCCACTACTAACCTAGCCTCCGAGGGTATTGGTGACTTGCTTCCTCCACATGGTCGCAATCGTGTGTCGGTAGTGAAGATTCGTAAGCCATCGGCTGATGAGTGGATTGAATGGGCGTTAGATGCTGACATCGCACCTGAGGTTATCCTTACAGTCAAAGAGTTTCCGCAGATGCTTGCATCATTCGAGGACTACACAGACCCCAAGGATAATGAGTATATCAATGACCCTCGCACACCTAGACCCGCTTTCGTTACTCCTCGTTCGTTAGAGAAGGCAAGTAACATCATCAAGAAAACTCGTGGTATGCCTGAGGATGTTATTGGTTGTGCTATCAAGGGGACTATTGGTGCTCGTGCTTGTTACGATATGCTCAATGTAGTTAAGCTCGCTTCTGACTTGCCGTCATGGGACTCTATCATGGCTGACCCAATGAAAGCGCAGATACCCGAGAGTCCAGCGGCGATTTGTATGCTTGTGTATTCCGCAGTTCAGCGTGTCGAGAAAGATACCATCAACAAGTGGATTAAGTATATGGGGCGTATCAGCAAGGAAGCACAGGGCTTGTTCGCTACTAGCGTAATGAGAACCCAAAAGAAATCGGTTGTAGGTACTAGCACAGAGTTTGTGAAGTGGGCTACTGCTAATAACTATTTGTTTGCACAATAAGGAGGATGTATGTCTTTAACAACAGTAAAGAATCTTACACAGGAACAGCGTGTTGAACGCAGTCATATTGACTTAATGAAAACACCAGCTTTCGTTGCATATAGCGGTGTGCTCATGGTCGGTAGCGTTAGGGTCGAGTCAGACCCAAGCAAATGTCCGACTGCTTATACCAATGGGCGTGATGTAGTTTATGGTCGTGACTTTATCGCTAAGTTGTCAGACCCCGAGTTGCGTGCAGTTATCTTGCACGAGAACAAGCACAAGATGTATAGGCATATCGCTACATGGAAACATCTATGGAAACAAAATGCTAGCAAGGCTAATCGTGCTTGTGATTATGTTATTAACTTGGAGATTGTCGATGAAGGCAAGAAATCAAATGGATTTATTCAGCTACCTAAGTGCGGACTATATGACGAGAAGTATCGTGGGCTTAACTCGGGAGAAGTATTTGCGTTACTCGATGATGACGATGAGGGGGGCGAGGGCGGTAGTCTTGACGAGCATGGTTGGGAAGATGCCGAGTCTATGTCCGAGGAAGAAAAGCAAGAGTTGGGTAAGCAGATAGACCAAGCTATTCGTCAGGGTGCAATCCTAGCGGGTAAGGTAGGCGGTGACCTAGACCGATGCTTTACTGACTTGATGAGTGCTAAGGTTGATTGGCGTGAGGCGTTGCGTGAGTTTGTATCGGCTACCTGTGCAGGTAAAGATGATTCTACATGGCGTAAACCTAATCGTAAGTGGTTGCAACATGACCTGTATTTACCTAGCACCATCAGCGAAACAATGGGTAGGTTAGTTGTAGCAGTAGATACATCAGGCTCTATTGACCAGCAATCAGTTAATCGTTTTCTGTCCGAGGTGGTGGGTATCATGAACAATGTGAATCCCGAGCTAGTGGACTTGCTTTACTGGGATAGCGAGGTTGCAGGGCATGAGGTATATGGTCAGGGCGAGGGCGATAGGCTTATGACTTCTACTAAAGTTAAGGGTGGTGGTGGCACAAGCCCAAGCTGTATAACTAAGTATCTGAAAGATAAGAACATTGTCCCCGAGTGTGTGGTCGTGCTTACAGATGGTTATGTAGGTGACGATTGGGGTGGGCATTGGACTAGCCCTGTGTTGTGGTGCATCGTAGGTGGTTGTAAGGCAATACCAAGCGTAGGTCAATCAATTCATATGGAGGATTAAATGGTAGAGTATATAAGTATTACTAGAGGAGAAATGATTGAACATCTTAGTCAGTCGATGTTTGATGATTTAGAAATGAACCCTGATTATCTTTTGTTAATTATTGCTGAGGGGTTTATGGGATATAACAATTATACGGATGACGATTTAGTCTTTGAGTATAAGGAGTATATAAATCCCGAGTTTCCTAATGATGTAGTAGTTACTTTATTGGAGGATGATGATGGGTTATAGGTCAACAGTTGCATACAAGATAGCGTTCAACATGAAGGAGGACTTTTGGGGATTCATAGCGGAAGCCAAGTTAGACCCTGACACAGCCCTATGTTTTAACGACAAGGAAAACCCCGAGTGCTTTGAAGTAGACGAGGAGAAGTATGAGATTCGTTTCCTTGCAGAGAATTGGAAGTGGTATGACGAATACCCCGAAGTCAAATGCCATGAAGCACTATGGGATAAGGCAGAAACTAGGGATGATGAGGGTATTGAAGTAGATGGTGCGTATTGTCGTGTAGGTGAGGAGTCAGATGACAATGTGGAAAGATACTTTGGTAACGACCCTTACGAGATGGTGCAGATTAGTAGGCAAGTAATAGTGGACTGGGCATGAAAAAGGATTGGGTAATTAGTATTGATGGGGAGGTAGGGTATATAACTTTGTATAACTTTATGAAGGACTACTCACTGGTTAAGTTTAAAGATATGCCTATGGCTAGTATGCGAAGAAAAGATACCCTTACCCCAGTAGAACCAGCAGTAGCAGATATTTTAAACGCAGTAGAAACCTAATCGTTACATGTAACGAATACAAACTGAAAGGAAGTAAATCATGAGTTATGGAAATTGGAACGCAAGAACCCCTGAAGATATTCAACGTCAGAATGGTAAGAGAACAGACTTTGCTAAGGCAGTCGAACGATACGAGAGTATCAAGCCCTTGATTGGTAAACGCAAAGCGTTAGATGTCAGACCCCTTGGTGTGCATGACCGCAACAGAGCGCATGAACGCATCGTTAAGGTTAGCGATACTGAGTATTATTTATCATGCACACATTGGAACTGGAATGATGCACAGATTATGCAGGATAAAAACGAGAGCGATTATAGACCTCGAGCAATCACTCTCAAGCAAGAAGGTGAGGTAGAGTCTATCATCATTCACCGCAACCGCTTTGGGTTTATGAGCCCATCGGTTTATTATTTCTACGACTACAATGTGCCAGTAGGAATGTGCTTAACTAAACATCGTGGGACTACCTACTTAGTTGTAAAAGCCCCTACCGAAATTAACCCCCATGCTTGTAACTATTACACGCTAGATAAAGGCGATGTTACTTTCTATCGACCTAAGGGTGGAACAACATGGACACCGCTTCATGTGTATCGTGAGGTCAAGCATAAGTTAAACCGCACCAAGACTAAAGAGATTCGTGAGAAGCTCAAGACTTTCATTGACTACGCTAAGGTAATGTTTCCGTTAGTTGAGCCTAAAGGTAACTCGTGGGGTTCGGTATTAGATACGCATTGGAAAGACTTTGTAACGCTAAAGAATCCCGATGAGATTCCTGAGTCATGGCTAACCGCAGTTGCTAACTATAAGCAAAAACTAAATCGTTGGAATTGGACTACAAGAACATATGAGTATAGCGAAGCTGGGTTGATTCCTAAGATTCAAAAGGAAGCCTATCGTCAAGAGAAGCCGTTTGATGTAGAGGTTGTGCCGTTGGGTGAGATGTCACACGATTCATATAAATCTTGGATATAAGGAGAAGATGATGAAGATTGTTGTTTACTTTGAGAATGGTAGGGCTTCCGAGGTAGTAGCGCAGTTTGCTAGTGAAGAATTGTATATGGCGTGTTTGCCCGCATTGGAAGATTTTGCTGGCAGAGATGGATATATCGTGACCGAGTCGTGTCGTGAAGATGAGGAGCTAAATGATGACTAAGCATGATGGCGGTAAAGGCGATGCACCACGCCCACTAGGTGTAAGTTTGGAGCAGTTTGATGCTAATTTTGATGCTATCTTTGGGAAGAAAAATAAGCTAGCGGATAAGTTAATCAAGCAAATAGAGGATAACCTTAAACAAAATAAGGAGAAACAAGATGGCGTATGAGTTCAAAGAATTTTTAGGTGAGAAGGTATTAGTTCAAGTCCTAGACCTAATGGAAGCAATCAAACTTAAAAACCCGATGTTATCTTTCAAGGTGGGAGGTAATAGGTTGTATATAAATGACCCACTAGGGGCAAATGGTAGGGTTGAAACTAAAACATCTTTAGTTGTGTTCGATGTAGGCGACCCTGATAAACCTATCGGTGGTGTTGGGTTTGATTCTGACGATAAATACTTCGTGCGTAGTAGATTGATTCGTAACGAGAAATTTGGTCGTTGGAACACCAGTCAGCACCAATCTAAATCTTCTAAACATATGAAGAACATAGTCAAGGAAGCGGGTAAGTATCTAAAACCTTTGAGCTATGAGGAAGTTAAAGAAGAACATGAAGGCAACATTGAACGGGCTATTATCCAGCGCAGTAGAACAGTCGTTGCTAAAGCAGATGTGGCTATGAAGATGAACTTTTCTGATGTCTTTTCGGAACTGTTACATATGCGCAACACAGGGTATACCCCAACCACTCCCAAGATGGCGCAAGCTATTGCATATGCTGTCGAAAATAAAGAAGAACTTGAAAAATACTATGATTACAAACCTAAGAAGTGTATGATATGGGTTAGACCTAACAGTGTAGTGTATGAGATTGATAAGGTAATTAACCAAGTCAACACCACTGCCGAGCTACCTGAAAACTTGCGTGAAAAGTTGTTTGTATTAGATATTACGGACAAGAATACGTTTGTTGAGGATGTTGGGATGAAACAAGATACAGGCATCTACTGGGTGCTACTTTGAGGAGAGGTAATGGGGAAAATGAAAACTCTTTATGGGAAGCTATACGCTCATAGCGCAGAAGAAACAAATAATTGGGGTTGGATGCACTTAGACGATGTGCTGTTTGGTGGGGGTCATAAGTATTTTTCAGGTCGTCTTGAGAGTGGTGTAGAAAGCGTGGCTATAAAGATGGTTCAAGAGCAGTTCAATCTACCCTTGCAGAATGTATGGCGGGTTCATGTTTTAAATAATGGTTTGGTTGAATTAAATGACTTTACATTGCCAACTAGTACGGGTAAAATGAGGGATACTTTTAAGCAGGAAGATTTGCCCCTTTGGGTACAAGATTCACTATCCGTACTCATGATTGTAGACCAAGGCGTGACGATTGAGGGGCTTGGTAAGAAAATAAGCGACTCTATTTTCTATATCGTAGAAACGCCTGAAATAGGAGAGGTATATGGCAGTAAAACCTGAGGTTGTAGTAAAGAAAAAGATTACTGAACTACTCAAGAAACATGGGGCGTATTATTTTACACCAGTTACGAGTGGTTTTGGGTCTAGTGGTGTGCCTGATTTTGTTGCTTGTATTAAGGGCAAATTCATAGGCATTGAAGCAAAGGCAGGTAAAGGTAAGACAACAGCATTACAAGATAAGAACCTAGCACAGATTATGGATGCGGGCGGTATAGCAGTAATAGTAAATGAAAATGGTTTAGAGCAGTTGCAGTTGTTGTTAGAAGTTGGATTGCCTATACAAGGGGCAACATTTGATTTGTTAATTAAAACAGGAGAAATAAAATGAGTTGGACTCAAATCGAGGAAACAAATGTAACAGTAGAGGAAACAGCCGCAGTTGGTGTAAGTATCGGTAAAGAAGATTTATCAGAGATGGTGCATGACATCACTACCGCTAAGCCTAAGAAGTTAAAAGCCGTTAAGCCTAAGACATCTGTGCTTGAGGAAGCGCAAAACATTATTTATGGTGACAGGGAAAAGACTTACGGACACCCCGCTAAGAACCTTAAGACCATCGCTAATATGTGGAACGCATACATGAACAACATGGATGATGGCAACTTCACTATCACCGCTAAAGATGTAGCCGCCATGATGATGTTGGTTAAGGTTGCACGCTTTGCCAATGACCCAAGTCATCGTGATAACTTAGTTGATGTGTGTGGCTATGCCGCTTTGATTGAGCGTTGTGATGAGGTGGCAAAATGAAAGATGAGGTTATTAGTGGAGCGACAGGGCAGAAATATACTACCTTTAAAGTGCCTAAACCTATTGGGTACTGGTCGGCGCATGGTGGCATAGTTAAACACCCAGCAGATGAGAAGCCTACATTGTGGAAACGCTTTACTCATGGTGTATTGCTAGGCTGGAAGTGGCATGATGGGTTGGATGGGTTATGAACGAACAAGACCTGAGAGATTGTTTTGCTATGTTTAGTATGGTTGGGTTGGTGATGGCGTATAAAGATAACCACGAAGAAGCAGAATTATCAAAAAGAGCTTACACCATTGCAGACGCCATGCTTGAAGCACGCAAACCAAAAGAAGAGGTAGGTATAACCGCAGTTAAGAGGAGAAAGAAAAGTGAAACTATTGACAGCAGTATGGAACGGTGACGAAGCTAAGGTTCTGTTTAGTAATGGTTTTGAGCACGCTCATTGGGTGTTACAAGCCGATGCTTTGCAGGACATTATTGTGGAGTTAGAACGCCGATACGAACTTTTGATGGCTAAGACTAATCAACGTGAAGAATTTGATATGGATGGGAGATGCTAAATGATTAAATGGATGCTAGGCTTTTTTATAATAGTGTTTGTGTTAGGGCTTGCCCTTGATGTGTTTGCACAGACACAATCAATCATACTCGGACCGAACAACGAAATCGTAGGGCAAATTATTACTTTTCCACAAATACCACCACAATGGAGATAAGTTGTGAGAGATTGGAATAAAAGCATTGTCGATTGGGATGACCTTAGATTAAACGATTATTTCAAGTGGGTTAAAGAAACTTATGGAGATGATGAATTTTTAAAAGGGTTTATCCATGTAAATGGCTATCGTGCGGTAATGGATATAAAACAAGAAGAACCCGAAAGACAACATAATTGGGGTTGGACAGATGCACGAGGGATATACGGGAGTACAGTATGAGTCGCACACCTAAAACAATAAGACAAAAGATACTCAGGTATCCGCTAAAGAAGTGGCCTTCAAGGGCTAGGGATAAGTATTATAAATGGGTTAAAGAAACTTATGGGGATGTTGTCCAGCCTGAAAGTTATGTGGAAGGGTATCGTGCATGGAGGCAATTAGTTTGGGCAACAGACCCTGTATATTACGAAAGACCTACAAAAATTATCACAAGCCAAAAAATAGTAGACGAAGCGTTAGCAATAATGAATAACATATTCAAGGAAGAATACAGTAAGCATGAACATAATCTCACTTGATTTTGAAACATATTATGACCAGCAGTTTTCACTTAGTAAGATAACAACAGAAGAATATATACGAAGCCCATTGTTTCAAACCATTGGGGTAGGAGTAAAGGTAAATGAGGATGAAACCATTTGGTACACTGGAGATGATGCTGGAGTTGCTAGCTTTTTGGGTAATTTTGACTGGGGCAGTAGTGCTCTTCTTGCCCATAACGCTTTATTTGATGCTGCGATTCTTAGTTGGCGTTATAACATTACTCCTAAAGCGATACTAGACACGTTGAGTATGGCTCGTGCTATTCATGGCACAGAAGTTGGTAACTCGTTGGCTAAGCTATCTTTGTTCTATGAGCTAGGTGTCAAAGGCACAGAGGTTGTAGATGCTCGGGGTAAACGGCTTGAGGATTTTACTAAGGCGGAGCTTGATGCTTATGGTGGGTATTGCCGTAACGATGTGGAGCTAACACAAAAACTCTTTAGGAAACTAGTGCCGCACTTCAAGCAAAGCGAACTTAAACTTATAGACTTAACCATAAGAATGTTTTCAGAACCTAGCTTAGTCCTAGACCAAAATCTTTTAAAGCAACACCTCGCAGAGGTAAAGTATCGCAAGGAACTATTGCTTGAGGAAGCGGGCGTTGAGACTCGTGATGACCTGATGTCTAACCTTAAGTTTGCCGAGATGTTACGGGACCTTGGAGTTGAACCTCCTACCAAAATATCTTTAATGACAGGTAAAGAAACGCTGGCTATGGCTAAGTCAGACGAGGAGTTCAAAGCCTTACTAGAGCATGAAGACTTACGAGTGCAAGCATTGGTTGCCGCTAGGTTGGGGAACAAGTCTACCCTTGAGGAGACACGCACAGAGAGGTTTATAGGTATATCCCAGCGTGGGACTATGCCCGTACCCTTGCAATACTATGCGGCTCATACAGGGCGTTGGGGCGGTGCAGATAAGATTAACTTACAGAATCTTCCTAGTCGTGGGAACAATGCCAACAAGCTTAAGTTCTCAATCAAAGCACCTGAGGGTTACTATTTAATTGATAGCGACTCTTCACAGATTGAGGCTCGGGTATTGGCTTGGCTATCAGGGCAGGATGATTTAACGGAGGCTTTTAAAAATGGAGAAGATGTATATAAAATCATGGCTAGCGCCATCTATGCAAAAGACGTTGGTGAAGTTTTGCCTAACGAGAGGTTTGTCGGGAAAACCACGATTCTTGGAGCTGGGTATGGCATGGGGGCTAAGAAATTTGGGGTACAGCTCAAAACCTTTGGTACGGAAATTGAAGAATCGGAAGCTATCCATATCGTTCAAACCTACCGTCAAACTTATTCACAAATCCCGTTACTCTGGACAGCGGGTCGCCACGCAATCGAAGCAATGGTTAAGAACCAAAACACCCCGTTTGGTAATGGCTGTGTAGAAGTATGTGGAAAGGATGGATTGTTATTACCTAATGGCTTATATCAACGCTACCCTAATTTGAGAAAGATTCGTACTGAAGATGGTGAGCAGTATGTGTACGATGCAAGGCGTGGCTCTGTTAAAATATATGGTGGCAAGCTAGTAGAGAACATATGCCAAGCATTAGCTCGCTGTATTATTGGTGAGCAGATGTTGAGGATAGCTAAGAAATATAAGCCTGTATTAACTGTGCATGATGCGGTGGCTTGTATAGCACCTAAAGAGGAAGTCGAGAAAGCTATGGCGTATGTGCAGGAATGTATGCGATGGACACCCGATTGGGCAAAAGGTTTACCAGTAAGTTGTGAAGCTGGTTATGGAGAAAGTTACGGAGATTGTTAATGGATTACTCAACATACTATTTAGAAGCACTAAAAGAAATCAAAGCAGCACACGACTGCTTAATTAAAAGAGACTTTCAAGAAGCTCATGACCACTGCCTTAACGCACAAGCAGAGATTAGGTTGATGAGTGTAAATGTTAAAAGCTGGATACCTGTGGAGGAATAATGATTGAAACAATAGTTAAACCACAAACGTTAGATAACGATGTTGCAGTGATGAAGATACTTCAGTTGATGGGGCAGTTGACCCCTAACGATATGCAATATGTTTTAAAAGTAATAGCTAAAGTATATTTAGCCACCGAGGAGTCAAAATGAACAATGAACCAGTAGCGTGGATGAGCGCAAGTGGAAGTTTTAATAAAAAAGAAACTTGGATATTTCATATTCCACTCTATACCCATCCAGCAAAGACATGGCAAGGATTAACTGCCGAAGAAATAGCAACAATCACTAATGATGAGTTTAGGCTGCAAAAGGTTGAAAAGATATTGAAAGAAAGAAACACCCATCCAGCAAAGACACTAACAGATGATGAAATAAAACAAGTATGGCAAGCAAACCTTGTAGCCATGGGAAACGATTTAGATTTTGCTAGAGCAATACTAAGAAAGGCACAAGAGAAATGAGCTTCACACTAACTTGTGGTTGCAAAGTAGAGAGCCAAGGCTGGGGAATCTTTTGCGAGTGGGATACAGAAACAAGGGAGTGTGAACCAGCTATTGCTTACGGAGTTTTATGCTCAAAGCATTACATGGAATACGAAGCTAGACCAACAGAGGAAGAGAAATGAACGCAAATGAACTTACTGCTTTAATTGGAGAGTGTTTGAGAGAAACAGACGACCATAAGTTTTTCTTAAAACTTGAATCAGTACTTCGTCAGCAACAAGCTGAAATAGAGTATTGGAAAGAGAAGTTTAACAAGGCAATGGAGTTACAAGAACCAAAACCAGCAAAGTACACAGACGCTTGGTGGAAAGAAGTTGATGAGTTTAATAAACAGTTAAAGGAACAAAATGAACGATAAGATAGATTTAGAAGACGCAATTAGTAGTGTATGGGCTGTTAAAAACGACATAGAGTTATTGATTTGGCGCTTTGTAGACCACCCTGCTCCCATGACCGAGGATGAAGTATGGAATCATTTAGCTGGGATAGCTAGTGTCCTTGACCTACGCTGTGAAAAGTTATGGGATGCCTACTGCAAGAAGTTTCAATTAGATGCTTATGCTACACCTGAAGCCTTAGCCTATCGTGCTGAGTTTTTAAAAGGTATTAGAGAAGCGGCAGATAAAGCTGAAAAAGCTGAGAAGAAAGCGAAAAAGAAATGAGTTTTACAATCATGCAGCATGATGGCATGAAAGTAATTCAGTGGTTCAGCACCATTGATGACCTGTTAAAATCTATGCTGGCTAACCCAAAAGACGCATACCACAGGAACAAATCATGACTGCATGGTCTTACTCTAGTATCACCCTATTCGAGCAATGCCCTAAAAAATATTACCACCTACGGGTGGCTAAGGATATTAAAGAGCCTGAATCCGAAGCAATGAACTATGGTAAAGACCTACACCTTGCGGCTGAAGAATACATAAGGGATGGTAAGCCCCTACCCGAAAAATACATTTATATTAAAGAACTCTTGGATAAGCTAAATCTTATTAAAGGGGAAAAGCTTTGTGAAAACAAACTTGCAGTTAAGATTGTAGATGGTGGCAAGTTAGCCCCCTGTGATTTTTTTGATAAGAACGTATGGTATCGGGGTATTGCCGACCTAATTATCCTAGACCGAGAGAACCAAGAAGCCCGCATTATTGATTACAAGACAGGCAAATCGGCAAAGTATGCGGATACTAAACAGCTAAAGCTACTAGCCGCTTGTGTATTTACACACTACCCTGAGATTAAAATTATCAAGGCTGGCTTGCTATTTGTAGTATCTAAAGAGTTTATCAAAGAAGAATATACAACGCATCATAGATTGGCTTATTTTGAACAATTTAAACCCCTTGTAAATCAGTTAGATGCGTGCATTGAGAATGGGGTATGGAATCCAAAAAGGAATTTCACTTGCCCTAAACACTGCCCTGTGCTATCCTGCACACATAATGGAAGAGGTTAAATATGGCAACTAAACGAAACTACGCATCATCAATTAGATACGAAGATACCCCTGAGCAAGTAGCGCATCGAGTAGAGCGCAATCGCATTCGTCGTAAGCTTCTTAAAGAAGGTAAGGTGCATAAGGGTGATGGTATGGATGTAGCCCACAAGAAAGCTATGGACAAGGGCGGCTCAATTAAAGACGGCTACAAGATTGAGAAAGCTAGCACCAATCGTTCATTTAAAAGAGATTCAAAAAGTAATTTAGTATCTGAAGTAAGCACTAAAGAACGTAAGAAAAAGTAATTCTAGTTGTTTGGAAAGAGTCACAGGTTAAGGTATGAGTACCTAGCTGGCTCGGGGGGATGACCCCTTTCATGGTAAACCATATCAGTTAGTAAGCGGTCTTTGTATTTAGTGCTCACGTGCTAAAAACCTTTCAACTGCATGAGCTAACGGACACTGGGAAAGACTAGATAAATTATAAAAGCTTGAAGCGGAGACCGCTTTCAGGCTAACTTGCATCGGAGAGAGAAATGACTAGGGAAGAATTTGAGGCTGTATTAGCTGTCGAGGGTAAGTTTATAAAGGTAGGGCTAAGTACCCCTGCGGGTCGGTTTCATCCAACATACAGAAATAAATCTAATACTTATTTTAGGGCAGTCGTATGGGAATGGGTAGATATGCCAGTAGAACTTTTGAAGCGTAGAAGACTACTTAGTACACTACCACCTCTTTCGGGGGAAACACAACGTATGCAATTTACCCTAGGTGTTACTAACTGGGAAAAAACAAACCATAAGGCGATTAAGCATCTAATGAAGGCTTGGGAAAAGGGTTTGTTCTGATGGAAATCGTTAATAACAAGGCAGTATTGCTGAAGGTGCGTGACCCTGACCGCATTACGTCAGTCATTCCTAAGAGCAAGTTAATCCGTTCAGAGGGCGAGAACTACCATGAAGTTCTAGTGCATTGGGGCTTAGAAGAAATGCAAGTCCTAAAAAATCTTAAGGTACGTAATGTGCCATCCCCCATCGAAGGGCAATATATTTGGCCTGGGCAGTTCAAACCATTTGACCACCAAAAAACCACCGCATCATTCCTTACCTTACATCGCCGAGCCTTTGTGTTTAACGAACAAGGTACTGGCAAGACTGCTTCAGCTATATGGGCGGCTGACTACCTAATGAAGTTGGGTGTTATTAAGCGGGTGTTAATTGTATGCCCCCTGTCTATCATGGATGCGGCGTGGCGTGCAGACTTGTTTACATTTGCTATTCACCGTACAGTAGACACCGCCTATGGACACAGGGATAAACGAAAAAAGATTATTGAGAGTGGCGCTGAATTTATTATCATTAACTTTGATGGTATTGAGATTGTCTCTGAAACAATCGCTAATGCAGACTTTGATTTAATTATTGTAGATGAAGCCAATGCCTATAAGAACCCTACTACAAATCGCTGGAAAGTATTTAACTCGCTAATTAAACCACATACTTGGCTATGGATGATGACTGGTACACCAGCGGCTCAGTCGCCTGTGGATGCTTATGGTATAGCTAAGCTAGTTAACCCATCAGGAGTGCCTAAGTTTTACTCTCATTTCCGAGACCAAGTAATGCAGAAGATTACAATGTTTAAGTGGATACCTAAAGCTAACTCAGAAGATATTGTTCATAAGGTATTACAACCTGCCATACGATTTACTAAAGAACAATGTCTTGACTTACCTGAGATTACATACCAAACGCGTGAAGTCCCTCTAACCTCACAGCAACAGAAGTATTACGATATGCTCCGCAAGCAGATGCTAGTTCATGCGGCTGGTGAGGAGATTACCACCATCAATGCGGCGGCTAACCTAAATAAGTTACTTCAGCTTTCTAGTGGTGCAGTCTATTCGGATACTGGCGAGATTGTGGAGTTTGATGCTAGCAATAGATTAAGGGTTTTAAAAGAAGTTATTGATGAATCAAGCCATAAGGTACTTGTGTTTGCACCTTTTAGGCACGCCATTGAAGTTATACGAGATAGCCTAGAGAAAGACGGGTACTCAGTAGAAGTTATACATGGAGGTGTTCCTGTAAACAAACGTACAGAAATATTTAAAAAGTTCCAAACTACACCTGAACCTCGAGTGCTTATCATCCAACCACAGGCGGCAAGTCATGGCGTAACACTTCATGCGGCTAACACGATTGTATGGTGGGGTCCGATAACATCCTATGAAACATATGCACAGGCAAATGCTCGAGTGCATCGTAGTGGTCAAAAGAACCCTTGTACAGTTATTAGGTTAAAGGGCTCAAGTGTAGAGAAAAAACTATATGATGCGTTGCAAAACAAGCAGGATATTCAAGGAAGTATTATGGCGTTGTATAATGACCTACTTAGTTGACATTGTTAAGAGTTGATGTACAATTATAAAAAAGAGGAAACTAAATGACTGCAATGCGTAACCCTGATGCCAAGCACATTGACTTTGCTGAGCTTGTTGGGGTAATACCAAGTAATCCTAGATTTTTACCATCTAACCTAGACATGGTATTAGAGCGCAAAGGCTCGTTCCTAGTGGGGGAATGGAAACGCCCTAACGAAAGTATTAGTCGTGGTCAAGAAATCCTCTTAGAAAACTTAGCTAAGAAGTCGGGGTTTTTAGTAGTGCTAATTGAAGGCAATACCGATGATGGCATGGAAGTAAGTAAGGTGCAGTTGTTCAATCCACATAAGGGTTGGATAGAGTGGGGAGATACTAAAGAGAGTCTAAAAGACCTAATAACACAGTGGTATGCAAGAGCAGAGAGGAAATAAAATGACTGACCAAGTGCAAGCTGATAAGCTAGCTAGCGTGTATATAAAAATGCGTGACAAGCGCAGTGAGTTGCAAAAAGAATTTGATGCAAAAGATAGAGCAATAGAAGAACAGATGGAAATGGTAGCCGAAGAATTACTAAAGCTATGTAAAAATATTGGTGCTGATAGCATTAAAACATCAGCAGGTCTTGTGTTTAGGTCAGTTAGGACTTCATACGAAACAACCGATTGGGAGAATATGTACGCTTTTATTAAAGAACATGATATTCCACAAGTATTACAACGTCGTATTAGCCCAACAAATATGAAGCAGTTTTTGGATGAAAATCCAACGCTGATGCCTATTGGGTTAAATATTAATAATAAGTATACAGTTACAGTAAGGAGGAAGTAAGAATGGAGAACTTGCCATTGACAGTTGATGAAGTAGCGAAGATACTACGTGTCTCTCGCCAAACGATTTATGTTTTATGTAGGGAAGGGAAGTTACCTCACTTTAAAGTAGGTACAAAACTGCGGTTTAAAAAAGCAGATATTGATGTATTAACTAACACACAAGGAGTAGTATCAAATGGCTAATGAACTTAGTTTATTAAATGGAAACCTACCAGCTCACTTACGTGGCGGTGTAGATGAAACAACTCGTGCTCTTATGGGCAATACCCCTGAAGCAGGTCCTAGCATTAAGCGTATTTCTATTAAGGGTTCTGTATTCCGTATGGTAGTAGCTGGTAAAGAAGTAGCCAAGAACGAAGAGCGTGCGATGAATGTAGTTATCGTAGGTGCGGCTCAATATAACTCTCGTACTTTCTATGAGGCTACGTTTGCCGAAGGTCAAGGAGCTAAGATGCCTGACTGCTTCTCTGACAATGGTATCACCCCAAACGCTAAAAGCACAGCACCACAAGCTTCTAGTTGCAAAGACTGCCCACAGAACGTAGATGGGTCAGCACCAAGTGGTAAAGGTCGTGCGTGTCGTTTTAGCCGCCGCCTTGCGGTTGTATTAGAGAATGACCAGCGTGGTGATGTATTCCAACTGACACTACCAGCCCAGTCTATTTTTGGTAAGGGTGTTGATGGTAAGTTACCACTTGAAGCCTATGTACGCCTATTAGGTACAAACAATGTTTCAGTGACTTCAGTAGTTACAGAGATGCGTTTTGACACAAGTAGCGCTACACCAAAACTTACTTTCAAAGCAGTACGTTATTTGGAAGAAGACGAGTTTGCTAACTCATTGGCTAAAGGTAAGACCCCTGAGGCTAAACAAGCTATTGGCTTAACAGCGGGTGCTATTGACAGCGCAGTTGCTATCGCAGCCCCTAAGCCAGTGGCTAAAGTAGAACCAGCTGTGGTGGAGGAAGACACACCTGAACCAGTAAAGCGTACTAAGAAAGCTGAAGCGGAAACGCCTAAAGATATTAACGCTGTCCTAGACGACTGGGCATAATAGTAACGGGGTGCATGATTGCTTGAATAGCGAAATAAACGACCGCTAGCCCCACCTAATAAGAATAATATGACTGGATACTCTTTAAAATTTGCTAAGGCAGTTGCCAAAGCCAACTAAGACCTAGTAGGTGTAATGCTAGGTAAACTATGTATTGATAAAGATATTTCTGTAATAGAAGTAGCTAATTATTTTAGTGTATCTCGCACTGCTATATACGCTTGGTTCTTAGGTAAAAGTCAGCCAAATAAGATTCACGAAACAAAGATTTATAAGTATTTAAAAAAGAAGGCGTAAGCCAACTATTAGGGTGGGTGCCATCCACCTTGATAGGATTATTGTCGGCGCAATTTGAGGATGTCAATGACCTCGTGGAATAATTTTCTCTCTACGATACTACCCGAAGAAGGTTTGGGCTGGTATTGCATAGGAACATACAAGAAAAAGACCACACCGAAACAATATTTTACTAGGACTATTGCAGAAGCTGAGGAGCGTATTCAGCAACTACTAGATGATAAGAAAGATGTTTATTTCGGGTGCTCGAAATATATTACAAATGAAAATAGGAAGGCAATTAACGCAGGATGGCAGAAGTCTTTTTGGTTAGACTTAGATTGTGGTCAGTCGTATGCTGATGCTGGTACTGGATACCTTAGTCAAATAGAAGCTTTAGTAGATGTTGCTCGTCTATGCAAAGAATTAAAGTTACCTAAACCGAACGTCATTAGCTCAGGTAATGGGCTTCATGTACATTGGGTAATGGAAAATGCTATTGAGAAAGAAGAGTGGGTTAAGACTTGTGAATACTGGAGAGCACAACTTAAGCGTCTAAATATTATTGCAGATGCTACGAAGATTACTGATGTTGCGGCGGTATTGCGTGTACCCGATACACACAACTTTAAGTCTGACCCCCCGTTAAAGGTAGAATGGCTTAAGAAATTCCCACCCATGGAGTACGAGGATTTTCGTGCAAAGGTAATGCAAGGGATTGAGATTGAACTTGACCTTAGCAAAGCACCTCGCCGCCCTATGGATGAGACTACCCGTAAATTATTGGGTAATAAGGTTAGTAACTTTAGCGATATTATGAAGAGTGGAGAGTGCGCTCAACTTAAATACGCCTACTTAAATCAACCTACTATTGATTACAACCAATGGCGTGGGGCACTATCTATTGCACAGTTTTGTGAAGATAGGGATATGGCTATACATAAACTGTCTGAAAAGCACCCTGAGTATTCTCCACAAGATACTGAATATAAAGCTAACGACATTGGCGGTCCTTATCATTGCACAACTCTTGAACGTAATAACCCAGGAAAATGTGATGGGTGCATCCATAAAGGAAAGATTACAAGCCCTATTTCTATTAACTCAAAGATTGCTAAAGCTACTGGAGAAGATAACGTATTAGTTTTAAAGAGCGCAGAGATTGAAACTGAGGTTGTCTATAAGATTCCTGAATTACCTTATCCATACTTTAGGGGTAAGAACGGCGGCATTTATAAGCAGGGTTACGTTGATGATGATGGCGAAGAAGCAGAGAAAGATAAGCTAATCTTTAAGCATGACTTTTATATTGTTAAACGGATGGAAGACCCTGAGCTTGGTGATATGGTATGGATGCGAGTGCATATGCCTAAGGATGGCGTGCGTGAGTTTGCGTGTTCTAATCAATCACTAATGGTTACTGATAGGTTTAAAGATACTGTAGCTCCGCATGGGGTTATTGGTAATGCTAAAGAAATGGCAGAGATTATGAACTATATAACTACATTTGCAAAAGATTTACAAGAGCGTGAAACAACTGAAAAGATGCGTACACAGTTTGGCTGGTGCGATAACGATACCAAGTTTATTCTTGCCGATAAAGAAATATCTGCTACTGGAGTTCAATACTCACCACCATCTAACACAACCCTACCATTTGTATCTTGGTTCAAACCTAAAGGCAGTATGGACGAGTGGAAGCGTGTAGCGGATGTATACAGTAGGGAAGGGCAAGAGATGAGAGCCTTTATGCTAATGGTAGGACTAGGCGCACCCTTGCTTAAATTTACTAATCAAAAGGGTTTAATCTTTTCTTTAGTGTCAAACGAATCAGCTACTGGCAAAACTTCTATACAGCGGATGATTAACAGTATTTGGGGTCACCCTACAGATACGATGCTCATAGCAAAAGATACTTTGAAGTCACAGTTCCACCAGTTTGGTGTATTCAATAACATTGCTATTTGCACTGATGAAGTAACTGAAATGTCTGAGGAAGCAGTTAGTAACATTGCCTATGGGGTATCACAGGGTCGGTCTAATAACCGCATGAAAGCTAACTCTAATGAGATGCGTCTGAACAATACTCGTTGGGCGTTGCCAGCTATCTTTTCAGGTAATGCCAGTATGCACGACAAGATGGCTACCTTAAAGGCTACACCTGAATCAGAACAGTTGCGTATTGTAGAGATGGAAGTCCCCCAAGATACCTCTATGACTAAAGAAGAAAGCGATGCGTTATTTGAGCACGTCTTGACGGATAACTACGGACATATTGGACCAGTTTTAGTTCAGCATATGCTTGCTAATTTAGATACTGTTAAAAAGCTATTGCAGGAAACACAGATAAGGTTTGATAAAGACGCTAAGCTAAGTCAGAAACAACGCTTCTATTCTGCTGGTGCAGCTATGGCATTTACTGCTGGGATTCTTGCTAACAAGCTTGGACTTATTAATGTTGATGTTGATAAGATTTGGGTATGGGCTGTTAAATACTTTAGCGAGTTGCGTGAAAGCGTTAAGTCTGGAGGGGCTGACCCATTGGCTAGTTTGGGTGCGTTCCTAAATGAACATAACCGCAACCTTTTGGTAGTAGATGATGCAAACGACAAGCGTACTGGCTTGACTAAAGCACCATTGAAGATTCCATATGGTCCTTTGATGACTCGTTATGAGCCTGATACTGGCTTGCTATGGATTGCTGTTGACGAGCTACGCCTATGGTGCACTAAGAAACAGATTGGCTATTCAGGAATTATTAACGGCGTAAAAGCTCTTGACCCTAATGCAGTGATTAAGAAAAAGGGTATGGCTAAAGGTTCTGAACTAGATACTTTTCAAGTAAATGCACTAGGGTTTAGCGTTGAGAAAGCCAAGCTAAAGTTTAATATAACACCCGAAGAGCCTACGGAAGAATGATTTTTAACGAAGGGGTCCCAGTCATTATTGAATGGCACGCAATGGTGCTGGGCTCCTCTTTTTTTATACCTGCATTAGATACTGAGCCTCTTATAGAAGAAATTTTAAACGAAGCTAAAAAACGTCGTATAAGGCTTGTATATAAAGAGGTAATTGAAAACGAAAAAATTGGTATAAGGTTCTGGCGTAAACGATAATACTTGTGTATATTCGGAAATGTAAATGTTTCCTCGTTTACTCCTCTTGTGATTGAACCCCGCCTAAACAGCGGGGTCTTTTTTATTTATTGTAGAGTTTTTGTCTTATCTTAATAATTGAGCTAGATAAGCTCTCTCGTTGCCGTTCAATCTCTTTAATCCTTGCGGCTTTTTCTTCAGGAGACATTCTAGTATCAGGCATCTCACGAATGATATTTTCTCGTGTATTTAACCCACCTAATGCACGTTCAATACCTGCAACATTCATTGTCTTTTCCCCATTTTTTTCTAAATAGGCTTTTGCTTCCGCAGGGTTAGATTTAGCCATAGCTCTGGTAGTAGCAATAATTACGTCTACATCTCTAGCCGCTTCATAGAAATCAGATAGCGCACCAGTAGCAGCATCTTTAGTTACAAAGCTACCAACCCCTGGCAGGTTCAATAAAAACTCTTTAGTTGGGTGTTCAGGAGTTGGGCGGGATACCCCACGACTTTCTGCTAAGCTATTGTTTGATAGCGCAATAAGGGTCGCATACTGCCCTAAGTAAGACTTAAAGAAGTAGTCTAGTTTTAATGGGGATATACCAGTTGTTTTACCCATGACTTTTGAAAGCTCTGTTGTATTTTTATTAAACTGCATTTCAGGTGCTAGCTTACGTTGTGTGGCGTTAACAATTTCACGGTCATAAAAGAAGTCGTGATTAGCTATAAGCCCAACTATTGGGGATACAGCAGAAGTAACTGGAGGTGTAATTTGCTGTTCAATAGCGCGTTTCATAGCACTCTTAAACATTTGCGGGTCTGTATAGCCTTTATCAGCAATCATATGGTAAAGATACTCACCAACTAACTTAGGCATAGTAAGCAAGCCCATACGCACAGGAATACGTAAACCCCCTGAGCCAGGAATAACAAACGAAGAATCACGTTGGGTACGATTCATCTTCTTATAGTCGTCGTCATCTGATACGCTAGCAGCATAAGCAAAAGATAGCATACCTAATACTGCGGTAGTAGTAGCTAATGTGGATAACCCAGCGGCTCTTGTTTGTGGTGAGATACCTGAACCTGAAAGTGTCTTAACTGTAATACGTTGCATTTGACCAAAGGCGTTCATAAATGGAACAATCTGGCTAGCTATCTGCATACCTACGTTTCCACTTTGACGGCGGAAGTTAAATATTTCTACAGCTTTTTCCATAGCTTGTTCATGTGTACCGCCTTCAGCTTTAGTCTGTGCGTATACTGCTTGACGTAGCATATTATCATTAAGTGCGGCCCATTTATCTAGCCCACGCATTACTTTGCGGTAGGCGCTTGGGTTCTTTAGGTTTAGCTTAGTAGCGGTATCGTTGGCATCACCCATAAACGGAGTATCGTGCGTAGATAACACACCTGCGGCGAACATAGCTTGACGAGCTTCACTAGTACCTTTTGCAGTTTTAAGAATCTCGGCGGGGATTTGCTTTAATAGCATCCAAGGATGTTTAAGCCCCGAAGTAAACATAGCTTCCCATGTATCTTTAAATATTAGCTGCGCAGTAGGGAACAATGGTAAACGAGTAAACGCATGAGTAAACGCAGATTTAAAGCTACGTAATGCCCCAATACTAGGAAACATAATAGATTGTGCGCCAATAAAAGCTTGGGCAACTGCAGGATTAGCCACATTATATTCACGCTTAACCCCATTTTGGAATACTGTAAACGTATTCCCATCTTTACCTTTACCTTCACGTACCTCTTCAGGAGCTACAGTTTTGTACGAATCCAGCATAACATTTAACTGTTGATTGCTAATCGCACGAGAAATAGCCCACTGCATCCACTGATACATATTACCTACAGTATTATCAACCTCGAGCATAGACCCTTTCATGCGGGGGTCTTTCATAATTTCACGTATACCTTTAGTAGACACAGCTAAACCTGAAAATTCTTTGTCTTCCATTACACGTTGGAATGGTATATACGCTATAGAGCTAAGCCATCTATCCGCTTCTTCTTGGGTCTTAGCACCCGTCTTTACTAGCCAGCCAATAGCACGCTCTCGCATAGTGTTAAAAACTGCAGTACCTGCTTGGATTTCAGGGTTAGAGTTGTATAGCTTCATACCTACCAATGCTTCTTGGCGGGTCATGTGCATAGTCTTATGCTCTAAGTCATCAGCTATTTTCTTTTGTTCTTTTAGATAGGCATGCTTAGTATTAAGTTCTTTGTCTTCAGCTTTTGTACGTTTCTTATTACTAGATAAAGCTTTAATCTGTTTAGTAACACGGGTAATCTCTGTACGGGCTTTAACTAAACTATTATAAAATTCCATAACCCTGTTAGCTTCGTATGCTTTGGACATATGCTCGAGGGCAGTATCTATATCAACACCAGTGCGAGCTGCAAAAGCCTTAGCTAGTTCTTCAAACTTACCCATGTTCACTTCATCAGATACCGCAGTCCAGCGGTTAGTCAAGGCATCATAAGACAAGTTACCCATAGACATAAACTTATGGGCTAGTTCGGAACGGAAAAGCGCTTGTGTTAAGGAAGACCTTAGTAAAGCATCAGTTGCTTGTTTAAGGGTAATATCGCCTTTATTAGCAAGCTCCATAAATCCAGCACGCATACGATTACTAAAGGCATCATCAAAAGAAAACAAGTTTTGTAGCTTACCAAATACTTGTGTGCTGAGTAATTGGTTTTTCTCATAAGCATCTTCTGTTTCTTTAAACTTACCAAAAGCAGCTGCTACTAACCTAGTTAAAATCCCAGCAGGCTTTTTCTTACCACCAGCGGCTTTAAATAGTTGGGCGTTAGTTTGGCCCGTTGCAGGGGTTGTGGTTTGGTCTAATGCAACATTCCCATTTGCTCCACTAACTCCCGTTCCTCCATCAGCTGGTGTAGTAGTTCCGACAGGGCTTCCCACTCCCGTAGCTTCAGGTGGTGTAGTTCTTGGGGGGGTTTGTAACCCAATGCTAGGCAATTGAACGCCTCGCTCAGCTGCTCCGTTGACAGCTCCAACTCCAGTACGTTCATCATTTGCTGTCTCCTGTGAAATCTTATTAATAAAATCGCCAATCCTAGTAGACATTGCTGCGCTGCGATTAGGAGCACCAGCATAATCATTTAGTACATCAATAACTTCTTGGCGTTGTGCAGGGTCAGATAAATCTTTACCTAAAATAGCCTCACGTAACTTTACGTTAGACTTGTTAATCTTCATTGTTTTAAAGTCGTCTTCAGTAATTTTACCTTGAAGATTTAAAGGCGCAGCTTCTTCTTTAATTACTTCTGGGGTTTCTAAACCTTTAGCTACTTTAGCACCTTCTTGTAAAAGCTCTTGTTGGCGATTAATAATAGTATCGAGCTGAGCTTGTAGTGGTTTAATTTGTTCCGTAAGAGCTAGCTTGCCATCCATATTAGGAGTAGCATCTCGCTTTTGGGTTAGGTCTTGGATGATTGTTTGAATAGCTTGACCCTTGTTAGCAAGGACTGTATGCTCTTGTTTTAGAATATCAAGCGTCTCACCAGGACCTTTAGTTAGCTGTTCTTTTAAAGTATCAATCTGTGCTTTAACTTCAGGTGTTTGTTCTTGTTGTTCTAATGCAAAAATGTTACGCTCGATTTCAGCTTGGGCACGTTCAGGTGCTTGCAGCGCATTAGTTTCTACAGAAGTTCCAGCTTCAGTTTGACCAGCACGAACATCAGGCGAAAGCGTAGCAGTGCTTGCTGGTAGTTCTTCAGGCGCAAATAAACCTTGCTGCTGGCTTGTTTCAATTGGAGCTGTAAGTGGGGCTACTCCTTTAGACTCTGTTTCTGTAGAAGGTGGAACGCCAGTTTCTTTATACAGCGGGTTAGGTACTAAGGCACCTTGCTCATTAGTAATAAATTTTGTATTTCCCGAATCAATTTCCGTTTTAGCTTCTGTGGGCGGTATTGGAGCGCCAGTAATATCTAGACCTTGCTTAGCTAATTCATTACGTGCAACTTTAGTTTCTAGTACGCCAGCGGCAGGGCCCATTGCAGCACCAGCAACAGCTCCTTGATACATGGATTCGCCATACTGCTTTAGAGCTTCTTTAGAGAATAAATCTTCTCCAGCTTGCCAGCGCTCCATAATATCTTGCGCTGGATTAACAAACGCTTCTTCAACAGAACCACGAGCTATGCCTTTACCTACGTTCTTAAGTGTAGATTCTGCGGCGGTAACAAGTTCTTTAGTAGCAAGAGCTTTAGCTGCTTTTTCAGTAGGAATTTTGCCTAGAATAGAAGTAAGTAAGTTTTTACCAATAGCAAAACCTTTACCAGCAGATTCAAGTGCAGCTTGCCCTGCTCCAGCAAAAGCAGCTTTTGTAGTGTCAATTTCTTTAGGTACATTAGTTCTTTGCATTTCTGCAGATTGCTCAGCAATATTTTGGCTAAAGAACTGTGGGTAAAGAGCCATGAAGCTACCAGCAAGAGCACCAATACCTGTACCTATGCCAGGAACTACAGAACCCGCAAGGGCTCCAGCACCCGCACCAGCAGCCATCTCAGCGGCTTGCGGTAGACTACCTGCAATAAACCCTGGGGCTTGGGATGCAACTTCTTTAGCAGCACCTAAGATACCACTCTTGTCGTAAGCCTCACTTACTTCTTTAAGTCCACGAGTAGTGCCTACTTCTTTACCGATTTTTTCTTTAGTAGCAGCAGCTTCAGCAGCTAGACGGCTAATCTCTTCTGTAGGCGCACCAATTGTTTGGAGGTATGTTTTGTAGTCCTCAATAGACTGCTTAGCCCCACCTTTTAGCTGACTAAGAATAGTAGCTTCTTTTTCTTTAGGTGCAGTTTCAGGTGTAGCGTAAGATTTATACTTAGCTAATAGCTCACTTTGTGGCATATCGTCTGGAACATTTTTTACAATAGTCCCATCAGGCATCCGAACATCTACTGGCATAATTAGCCTTTAGGTTTGTTAAAATCGTTAAAGTCTACTACATTACTTGGGGCATTTTCAGCACCTACTTTAGGACCTTTGCTACCTTTATCGTCTTTACCTTTAGCGCTAGCGCCTTGGATAAATCTTTCTGCAGCGTGGGCAGCTTGGTTTTCAATATCTGCATAGTCTTGTGCTGTTAATGGATTTACACCAAGCACATCTTTTCTAGCTTGTAGTAGCTTACCATAAGCGTTGTTGTACGCACTTACCTTAGCATTAAATTGTCTATCGGCGTTAGCAGCACCAACTTGAGATGCACGTAATTTAGCAGCTTCCAATAGTTCTCTAGTACGCATTTCGGTATTAGATTCGCTTGTAGCGCCAGTCATCGCATAGTGTAGCAAGTTGTTTCTATCGGTGGCATCCATCTTAGAAAGGTCAAGCTCGCCTGAACGTAGCTTAGCAAGTTGGTCAGCATAGTCTTTTTCACCAGCCGCATATGCTTGTGAAGTACCACTAATTAACTTACCAATACCCGGATTTGCAAATGGGGAGGTTACTTGTAACCCTTCACCAGCACCCTGTAACAAGGCTCTATAAAAATTCTTTTCTTTACCTGCTTTTAGTTCAGCACGTTCTTGTTTAATTTCTTCCCGAAGTGCTTTTCCTTCTTCACTAGAAGTACCATAGCCCATAGACTTAAGTTGGTCTAAATAACTCATTACATTTTTAAGGCCGCCACTTACTGGGGATTGTGTTGCTATAGGAGGCAATGGGGTTTGGCGATTTGAACCAGCGTACATTTCTTCATCAGTAAAAGCTGAACCGCCATTAGCAAAAGCTACGATGCCACCACCAGCTGCAAAACCTTTGCCACTACCTGCACCAGTTACACCAGCACTACGTTGCATAGCCATAGGCAAAAGTTCTTTAGCTTTTTGGCGAATATACGGGCTAGTACTAGTCCTAATTGTATCTTCTAATTGTTCAGCATCCATATTCTCAAGAGAGTAATCAACTTTCCCTACAGCGCCTCCAACATCAAAACTAGCAATACCACCAGCTGCCATTTTTTTAGTCTTCATTAAGCCGCCTTTAGCAGCTAATTTGGAAGCGGCATAAGCACCAGCCCCTAAGTTTGCTAGCTGAGAAACAGTAGACGGCGCAGCGGAATAGGTAGAAGAAGTAATGTTTTGTGGAGCACCTGTATACAAAGACTCTAACTGTGCCAACTGCGTCATCGGATAAGTCTGAGCAGTATTGTAATTAGCCATTGCTTGGTTAAGAATGTTCTGTTGGTTCTGTTGTTGCAGGGCACCAGCTTGGTTTTGTGCAGCATTAATATTAAGCCCAGTTTGAGTTTGCGCGCCAGCAATATTAGCAAGATTAGTAGCCTGTGAACCAGCACCACCATATCCAGCCTGTTGCGCACCAACGCCTTGCAACCCAATTTGGGCGCCTTGCATACCTTGACCGTATAGACTACCTGCTTGTTGCAACCCTTGTAGCCCAGTTTGTTGACCTTGCATAGCGGCATTAACACCTTGTAAGCCTATACCAGCACCTTGCATAGCCGCATTTTGTCCTTGAATACCTAAGCCAGCACCCTGCATACCCAGAGCCGCAGCTTGTTGCATATTTTGATTAGCAGTATTATAGGCTTGGTTATAGGCATTACCGACGAGCTGGTTCTGCGCAAGCATTTGATTTTGCTGGTTTAACCCTTGCATAACGGCTTGACGACCACCACCAAATGCGCCTTGCTGAGTAGCCTGTCCTTGGTTTTGCGCATTAAGCTGACCAAATTGTTGGTTTTGTAATTGTAGTGCTGGGTTTAAAGTAGCTTGTAAGTATGGGTTCATATATGCTTGAACCGCATTAGGGTTAGTAGCATTTTGCCCATAGCTTGCACCTTGTTGTGCGCCTATTGCGCCGTAGCCAGCACCAGTTTGCCCTGCTTGTGCGCCCTGTGCTCCATAGCCTAAGCCACCTGCAATACCAATACCAGCTGCATTTTGTCCGTATAATTGTGCTTGAGGCGCAAGACCCGCAGCAGATGAGCCATATCCTGAACCCATTGCGCCATAGTTAGCAGCTTGTCCAGTAGTATCTAAATACCCTTGACCTGCTTGCTGCGCAGCGTTCATGGCTGTACCATATTGGCCTGGCACTTGCATATTCGCAATATTTTGTTGGGCTTGTTGCTGAAGTGGAGAGAACCCAGCCACACTACCCGCCGCACCTTGTACCCACTCTTGACCTGCAGGAGTATTGGCATTAAAAGGCGTGTAACCTTTTAGTTGGGTTTGATTAGCGTCTGTAAATATCTGACCAGATGCAGCGTTAATAAGGTTAGCTACCCCCGGTTGTGCCCAAGGCGCAATGTTAGATACTGTTTGATTTTGAGAAGTTGGAGCAGGTTGGCTACCACCGCCGCTAGAACCGCCACCACCAAAAATTGCATCGACTACTCCACCCATAATTTCTTCTCCACTAATATAGCTTTTTCTACAAAGCCAACACGTTTATATAATCTGGCTGCAGACTCCTTGGCTAATGCTCGAATCTTTACAGCGCCTAATTCTTTAACCTTATCGCATAGCTGGTTAAATACATCCATACTAGCCAACCCTTTACCCGCAGCGGATATAATTACTGCAATTTTACCAGTAGGTGAGTAATTAATGGTAGTAACATAGACCCCTTTAATCTCATTATTTGTATTAAATGCTGCATATAACTGCCAATCGCCTCGCTCTAAATACTCTTTTGCATCTTCTGCAGTGCAATCATCTGTATCTTCTAGGCCACTAGCAATAAGATTTCTAACCTGAGGAAATACCCTAGGCATACATTTAGGTCCTATTTGCTGCACAGTTAAACTCATTTAGGTAAAAACTTATCTGGTTTAATTTGTTTGCCTTGTTTCTTATTACCTGTACGGGCTTTACGAACTTTATCCATCATATTGTAAAGGTGCTTAGCGCCTGCATCAGTAGAACCATTACCCAAATGAGAAACAACATCAGCAGGCACCACAAACTCGCCATCTGCCAAACGTGCAGGTTGTTTGCCACCAATCGTAGCTGGGATATTATCTGACATGCCATCGCCTGGACCTTTAAGTAAACGGGGATTACCACCAGCTGCGTAGCCACCTAGGGTATGCCCTACTTCACCACCTACAGCAAACTTCTCAGCGCCAGTATATGGGTCAACATTTGTATCTCCAGCCGCAGCAATCATATTGCTACCCATAGGGGTATTAGTAGGGCTAGAAAACGCATTGGTTTGTAGGTTAGACTGTGGGAACATTTGGTTTTGCCCAAGTGCGTTGTCCCTAGACATCTGCTCTACAGGACCGCCGGGGGGTGGGTTTGGAGGAGTAGCGCCATTATCTGAGTTAGTAATACCACCAGCAGCATAACCAACACGACTGCCTATATATCCAGGAGCACCATAAGGAGTGCCAGTATACCCAGCTGCAGGACCCATAGGGCGCATAACAGTTGTATCTAAAGGTTGGTAAGTACCAAAGTTTGATTTATAAGGTAGTGGGTTTGATGCAGGGTTGGAAATGGTGCCATATTTTTTATTATCGTGTTGCATTAAAGCACCAAGACCTAAAGCACCAGCACCGTATTTAGCCCAAGTAGGAATACTGTCAAAAAGTCCAGCACCTGCACCAGCGGCAGTAGAGGTAACACCTGTACCAGTTCCAGCATTAATACCGTTTTCTAAATCTTGCGCTGCATACTGGTCTGCGTATTGTGCAGGAGTAAAAGCAGCTTCGGAAACGTTAGGCAATACAGTAACTGCAGGGGTAGCCGCAGTTCCAGCTAATCCAGCATCATAAGTAGCAACACTACCAGCAATAGGAGCAGCGCCACCAACACCAACACCAGGAAGGGCTTCAGCTACTGCAGGGGCAGCGGCTGTACCAGCGCCTAGTAATCCAGCGCCACCAGCACCGAGGCCACCACCGAGAAGCATACCTTGACCAATATTACCACCAGTAAGCGCAGCGCCTAGACCACCGATACCAGCGCCCATAAGACCGCCACCAATCATAGTAGCAGCACCTGCTCCTAGTGCATCAGCCCCAATAGCTGTACCAACAGCCAAAGCTACATCAACAAAAGCCATATTATTTCCCTTCCAGCCTAGGCTGCTCAATAAACATATTCTCTAATTTCTCAACATCGGTCTCATCAGTTGCATAGATATTCTGAAAAACAACCGTTTCTAGTATGTACGCCACTTTCCGACCAGGAGTACCAACAAAAGTTAAAGGTGCTTTTACTTCTTTCTTTGACCCATCTTCTGCTACTAAAATCATTTTGCCCTGCAGCATCACGCACATATGCTCTACTTTATGAGGCTTGCCAATGATAACGGAGCCAGCTGGCATAGTTACTTCTTTAATGTATATACTAGGTCCAAAGTAATGCTTTTCTTGGCAGTCTACTTGAGGCATTGCCTTTAGCTCAGGAAGTAGGGTTTCTACTTTTTGTGTAATAGATTCAATAACTTGGCTCATATTAGAGCCTTTAATTTAAACTTAGGGCTATCTGGTTGTTGAATCTGAGCCCCTGCTTTTTGCAGTGCCCTAATAATATGGGGGTCTGCTACAGTATCATAAATTACTTTGCCACCAGCTTGGCGTAGCTTGTCTACCCATTCTGTAACTAGTTTACCAAATACAGGTTCTGGGTCCATTGTAAAAAAATGTGCTTGTGCTACTACAGGGCTAAGTTTTTTAATAGCCATAATTGTGTTATGCTGGCGATACATTTTTAACCCAGTTTTTAATTCTTGCATAGCTCCAGCAATACCAGCTTTAGGTGGAATACCACGTAAATGGAAGTCATGTAAAAGAATTTGAACGGTTGGTACCCCTGTAGACTCATCATCGCCCACGACGGATTGAGCAAGTTGCGCTGCCTTGCTCGCTAGACTATCATCATTTCCTAAGATTCCTGCCATATTAACCTTTAAGTCTTAATTTTCAGCACGTTGCCTGCTGTAGTATCGTAATAAACGTCGCCACGTCTCAAAGTTGACAAACTTGCCTGTGTAGGTAGTATTATAGACGCTTGACCCGTAGTTTGGTTAATACTAGATAAATTTAACGTAGTCCCCTGCAAAGGTCCAGGATTGTCTAACTGGGCAAAATATAAGCGCAAAATACGGATAAACTCATCCATAAACCTTTGGTCATATTCTATTGGAGCTATTGGTAGCCGTGGTGCTATTGAGTTTTGTGATGACATTATCTGCGTCCATCAGGTTTGACATCAAGCCTAGGAGTGCCTAACTGCCACTGTGTACCTAACTGATTTGATGTAAGTTTAAAAGCCATTTGACGACCACGCATCCGTACGTAAGCATATTCACTAAACTGCTGTACTTCATAGGTGCGTTGGTTTTGGTAGTTTTGCTTACTTACTACGGCTGGATTATCGTCTGGTCCATAAGCAGCTCCGGGGTTTTGGCGGGGCAGTACAGTAAAGTTTACAACTGGGTTATTACTTGTAGAGCCGTTAAACGACACGTCTGGAATAATTCTCCATACAAACCCAAAGTTATGCCCGTCACCGATATCAAAGTCAGAAGATTGGATATACGCAGAAATAGCAGTAGGTGGGTTAGTCGTGCCATCATCAACCGTAGACTCATGGTAAATAATCCCTGGGTTAACACCATTATATTGTGGACTTACTGCGCTATTTGCATAACCAGCAGCCATAGGGTAACTACGTAGCGGACTATCTAGCCAAGCACTACGAGTTAAATTGCCATAATACCAAATACGCTCTAGGTAGTTATAGATTACATAGCGGTCAATTACATTTGAGTTTGCTGAGCAGTAGTAGAACCAGACTTCATTAAAGCCTTCATTTGTACCAGCAAAAAACTGATAAGACTGGGTTAAATTAATATCTTGGTACACATACTCACGCAAGGTACAAGGCAGTGTTTCAACCCGTCCAGAATACATATAGAACTTATCTTGACCCATCCAGTAAGCAACGTTATTTACTACTGCTACTGCGTTTGGACCAACAATAGATATGTTATCTGCAAGAATCTGAAAGCCCCAAACATACGGAGCACCTAAATACTGCATAGAATATATGGCGGCATCTGTATATACTAAAATCTCTTGACGAGACTGTACAGCGCAAATAATATTAGAACCGTGACTTAACTGATAACTACCGGCTTGGTTTGTTACAGAAGGCGCCCAAGTCAATACGCTTTCTTGGTCTGACCAGCGAATAAGCATGGGGTTTTGTGTGGCAGTACCGTAATCGTTAACGCCAAACCCAATAACAAACCGGCTAGCATCTGAGACCATTACAAAATTACATACGCTTGGGCAGCTTGTATCTGCTTGCCAATAAGCCGTTCCATTTTGGGTATTTGAGTTAGTAGAAGAAAGTACTTGCCCTCTATCAAAAGTAGATACAACTGCATCAACAACCCAGTAGTATATAGCGCCACCGCGAGGGTTAAAAATTAAATTCTGTCCAAAATTAGATTGACTCCATAGACGAAGCTGTTGCCCGATACCTTGTGACGCAGGGGCTGCTGAACCCCAACCAGTAGAGGAAGCGCCAGTATTTACACCAGACCATCCACCAGCGCCCCAACCAACGTTACTCGTATAAACAGCATTACCAGAAGTGATTTGATATGCCCCAGTAACTGCACCGCCTCCTGTACCTGTATCGCTTGCATTTGCAGCGACAGAAGTAGTAATTGAGTATTGTGAAGACGAGATATATGTTATCTGATAGCCCTGTACTTGGTTTAAAAGGGTAGCTGTAATGTTACCGCCAAGACTAGTAGCACCAGAAAAAACAACAAAGTCACCAGTTTGAGCACCATGCCCAACTTGCGTAACTGTAATAGTAGTCGAGCCAGTAGTGGCAGCAAAAGTTGCGGATGGAGAAGAAATTGTTGCGCGTATTGGGGTTATGTCATAAATATTGCCGCCGGTACCATTTTGTATATAAAATTTTTGATTAGTAGCAACAGATAGGTAGTTGTATCCAGATAGTCCAATCCAGTTCCATAAATCACGGCATACACCAACGTAAGAACCACCAGTACTAACAGCGCCAGTATCTAGTGTCCAGCCACCAATCTTTTCAACTTGCCCAGAACGAAAACGTACCTTGTCACCAGCAAACCAGCCGCCTTCGTTAGCAAGTGTTGTGCCTTCTTTATTAATACCTGGGCGAAATTGTAGTTTTTGTAATGGCATTTTTTATCCTTAAGCTACTGTACCACCAGCAGCTTTATAGGCTGTTAGTAGGGTCTCAATTTTATTTTCACGCTGTCCATAGCCAGCTCCGGGAAGAGATGCCCAAATATTTTTACACTTATCAATAGCTACGCTAACATAGCCTTTTTCAATATCATCTAGCGCTTTACGCTCTTTAATTTGCTGTACTGCTACTGCATCTTGCGATGCTGGTGAAAAGTCTTTTAGGCCCAGTTGTTTTTTATATACGTCCCAGTATCTACCTAATAACTGATATCTACCAGCGGCTGTAGAAGCTAAACCGTCACGAATCCAAACCAACTTTTTTGGATGGTCCGAATAATTAGTAAACAAAGACCCACCAACAATGACGTTATAACCATCGTTACCCTTTCCTTTAGTACCTTCCGACACCGCAATCATATCAAGAAATGCTTTTAAATTTGGACTCATTTTGTGGGTGTAGAGTGATACAACATATCGTCTTTAACATGACTTGCGTTTGTAGAACCAAACCAAAAGGAAACTACTGATACCCACGCTGTGCCCAAAGAGCCAAGCATAATTAAAAGTGGCTGATTATTATCTTTAGCATAGTCTAGCATAATGGCGCCTAAGATTCCAAAGAACCCAATAGTAATAGCATAAGATAAAATAGCAGGCACATTAGACTTAGTTTCAGACTGCATACTACGGGCGGACTTTCTATCCTCTACTGCTAGCTGCTCAAAGTTCAAACCAAGCGCTTGGGTCTGTTCTTTAAACCGAATCTCTTCTACTTTAACTGCTTCAATCTGCTCAGCAGATAATTTGCCATCTTCAATCATGCCCTTTACGTCATCGGGCGCAACACCAAATAACTTACTAAGCGCAGTAACAGCCAGACCAGCCAAGGGACCGCCAAGGCAAGTAGCAATAGTAGGGGCTATTTGTTCAAGCCAATTCATTTTGCTTTAGGCTTGCGTGTTGTAGCTTTTTTAAGTGCTATTCTTTTCTTTACTATAGCTGGTTTTTTTACCTGTTTTTTCTTAGGGCGCGGGTCAAAGTCTTCGCTAACTCCAGGGAAAGGCCACATCTGAAACTCTGGCGGTTTTACGTCCAGATTTACCTTACCAACTTCCATATCAATTTTTGGCATGTAGCCAAGCTTGTCAAACAACCAAGTGATTCCAAATTTAAAGTCCATTATTCTTCCTCTACATATTTTAAAGTTTGTGCCGCTGGTCGGTTAAATACGGTATTGATTAAAAGATTCTGGCTGGCTTCTTGCGCTTTAACCATTTCATTTCGAAAAGACTCCACTGCTGCGCTAGTGCTTAATTGTTGTTTAGAATTCTCAATCATCAGTATGGGGAGCCATGCCATAGCGCAACCTTTTTCATCTACAGTTTCTCCCGTACTAGGGTTTGTACCAGCAAAGGTTTGAAACCACATACAACGATGAATTGCGTTGTCTTTAATTTCTTCGCATTTAGCCCCTAGTGGGCAGGTTAAGACTGTTTTGAGTTCCATTAGTTTTTCTGACAAATAATTACATTGTTATAACGTGGCGTCCAGTTTGTTTGGCTAGAACCGTTGTCGGTAGTGCTAGAAAATGAATATGTATGAGTATGCCCTGTATTTTGGGCGGCAGTAGTACCAGAAACTGAAAAGCCATGCTGGTGACCTGAGTCATAAACACCTGTATTTGCACCAGCAGTTATTCCTCTTCCTGTTGGGTTTTCATCTGATTGTCTATCTGCAACTCCAAAGCCACCACCAGTACCTACAGAGCCAACTGCTACATTTAAATTATGCCCATGCCCCGGGTCTGCAATGTTAGCGTATCCTACGTCTGTATTGTTAGACCCGCTAAATGTGTGGTTATGCCCGTTACTTATATCACTAGTAGTACCAGAACCAGAAACACCGTGAGTATGGCTTGGCACTACATCCATTAAAATAGGACTTGCAGAACCGCCCAAACCACCACCAGCAGATGCAACTACACGCATCATACGATTATTAGCCGTATCAGAAGTATCTTGAGTCCAACCAGTAGGCGCAGAAGCTTGAGCAAATACCAAACGAGTACCTGATGGGAATGCGTTAGCTACTGCTCTGTCTACATACGCTGTATTAGCTATTTGTGTATTATTTGCATTAACAGAAGCGGTGGGGCTAGAAGGAAATCCAGTAAATGATGGGGATACAGAAGATATAGCACCGCTAAATGTACCTGTTGTACCTGTTAAAGTCCCAGATACAGCCAAGTTTCCAGCAACAGTAAGATTACCCGCAACAGTGTCGTTACCCCAAAAGTTTGTGCCGTCAGACCATATAAATACTTTAGCGCCAGAAGGGATAACTACCCCAGAACCTGCTGCAGTTGTGTTGCCGATAACAGAGGAATTATAGAAAGTAGCTGTATAGCTAGTATTGTTCCAAATAATATAGGTCTTGCTAGCAGGTGGGGCAAAGATGTTAAAGTTAGCTGATACGGCACTAGCATTAAGCTTTAAAATCGCATAAACAGACTGGTCAGCCGTTGATGTAGAAGTTGGTCCGTTTGTATAGGTTAGTACTTGGTTGTTTGAAGTTGGGGCAATAGCTACAGTTTGAAAACCAGCAATAGCGGCTTCAAAGATATATTGGAAGTTATTGTTTGTGGTGCTTCCCCAAGTACCAGATTGGTCACCAGCACCGATAAGTTCGGCGCGTAGCGAGGGGGTGTATGAAGATGCCATGTTTTATCCTTTATGGGTAACTATTATTAACTGGTACCCAAGTTATCGTTTGTCCATCATTAATGCTTGTCCAAGTACTTGTTCCTGAATTATTTACCCCCGCCCATCCAGCAGTCTGCCCGTCATTAATAGCATACCAGCCACGAGGGAATTGGCTGTCTAATAATACCAAATTTTCTACTATCTGGCTATTAAATGAGGCAATTACTGTAATAGAATCGGCTGGGGCTAGATTTTCTGCTATTAAGGCGTTTTGGATACGTATGGCTGTAGCTGCGTCCGCTGGGCTTAAATTTTCAGTAATAGCTGAGTTGTAGATTTTGACTACTACGCTAGAATCAGCTGCTGTTAAAGCTTCAGAAATACTGGACGCAAAGCTGGCTAAAACAGACTGTAGATTTTGGATACTAGTATTTTCACTAATTACAGCCGCAAAGCTAGCTACTATAGACTCAGAATCGGCTACGCTTACGCCTTCAAGCACCAAGCTGGCAAAGTTAGCTACAACTGTCTGGGAGTTGGCTAGGGTTATGTTTTCTGAAATATTGGTGTTAAAAATAAGGGTTGCCAACTGCGCATCGGCTAAAGTGGCAGCTTCGGTAATTAAAGCAGCAAAGGCAGCTACTGCAGACTCGGTATCAGCAATTTGAGTAGCTTCACTAATTACGGCAGCAAAGCTGGCAACTACAGTTTCAGAGTCGGCTAAAGTAGTATTTTCTGTAGCAGAGCTATTAAAAGCCGCAGTTGTTGTTTGAGTATCAGCTAAATTAATATTTTCGGCAATTACGCTAGCAAATAAAGCTATTACGGTTTCTAAATCGGCTACAGATAAAGCTTCAGTTATTGCAGCTGTTAGGGGGGCTACGGAAGACTCTGCATCAGCTATAGAACTAATTGCTTCAGTAATAGCCGCTGAGAATGTAGCAATTAAAGACTCAATATCTGTTACAACATCAATATTTTCAGAAATAGCGGTAATAAAGCTGGCTACAGCTGATGGGGTATCGGCTGGGCTTATGTTTTCAGATATGGCGCTAGCAAAGGCAGTTACAACAGACTGCGCATCAGCAACGGTTAAAGCCTCAGATACGGCATAAGCAAAGGTAGCTAAAACGGATTCAGTGTCAGCTAGGGTTGTGTTTTCTGAAATTGAGTTGTTAAATGTAGCGTTACCTACGTTGCTGTCCGCTATATTGTTGTCTTCCGATATGTTTGAGTTAAACGATGCGGTTGTAGTTGGGGTATCGGCTAGGGTGTTGTCTTCCGATATGGACGATGCAAAAGAAGCAATTGCTGATTCACTATCTGCTAGGGTATTTGATTCAGAAATGTTGCTTGAAAAACTAGCTAATACAGACATTAAATCTGCAATAGTAAACGCCTCTGTAATAGCTCCCGTATAAGCTGTTCCGCCGGGTGTATATACAATAAAGATTACACCTTGTGAGCCTGTGCCGCCTACAGCACCAGAACCGCCAGTTGTTACAGCACCACCAGCACCACCAGCACCATAACCGACTGGGGATGTGCCAATAACAACTGAAGCACCGCCTTTACCGCCAGCACCACCAACAGTATTGGCAATATCTATACCAGCACCGCCTACACCCGCATTACCGCCGCCACCGCCACCAAATGTTCCAGTACCGCCAGTTGCACCGCTTATACCGCCAGCACCACCACCTGTACCGCCAAAGTTATTACCACCAGTACCTCCCAAAGCAGAAGAAGCATTACCACCAGCAGAACCACCACCATTACCACCACCGCCACCGCCTGATATATTTGCCGTGGTTGTAGAAGCAAAACCATTACCACCATTACCACCCACTCCATTAGGGCCGCCAGCACCGCCGCCACCGCCACCGCCATCTCCTGTTGCGGCTACTGTTGAAGTAGAACCAGCACCACCTGTACCGCCATTGTAAGTAGTGCCAGTACCGCCAGTACCGCCAGTAGATAAAGGTACTGTAGTCGCATTGCCTTTTAAGCCACCACCAGCAATATTAACTGTATTAAATGTAGTACTACCTCCGTTGGCATTAGCTGTTCCAGCACCAATTACATAAGATATAGAACCACTTAATGTTTGATTTGTTAAAACTGTATATCCACCGCCACCGCCACCGCCACCGCCTGCTCGGTTATTTCCTGATATTGCAGTAGTTGACCCGCCACCGCCAGCACCAATCATGTGGATTGCGTTATTGCTATTATTCCAATCAGATGGAACAGTCCAACTACCGCTTGTAGTTAATAAATACGCTTTAACTGTAGTGGGTTGAAACAATATGCCAGCGTTATTACCGCCATTGGTAGAGTTTGCTCCACCATAAACAAGATAAGGGTTTGATGCACCTAAAGTATAGGAAAAGTTAATATCCGTAATGGACATATAGTCCATAGATACTGTTCCGCTACCTGTATAAGTTATTGCTCTTTGTTGTCCTGAATTAGATGAGTTTACAGTTACTATATTTCCGCTTGTTCCAGTTACAGTCCAATTATTTACTGTTTGTGCCGCAGAAAATTGAATAGTATGTGCTACTGTTTTTGTGCTGGCTAATGTTCCAATTACAGTACCAGCGGTTGCGCCAAAAGTTGTAGTAGATATTCCTGTAGTGCCACCAATGGTAATGGTGTTATAAGTTAAAGCACCACCAGTAAATGTTCTTGCAGTTGTTGATGTATCACTTAAAACAATATTGGCTGTATTG